ACGAAGTAGAGTGCGTCGTTCTGCTGGATGCCGTAGAGGATGAGCATCATAGAATTGTCGGAGGTAAAACCGCAGCGCAGTATCAAGCAAAACAAGTACCTGCACTTGCTGTTAGGATTTTTCGCTTCCGAATATGGTGAAACAATAGACTACGTAAAAGAGCAATACTTCAAGCTCGCTGCCAACCGTTCAATATTCGTGAGAGAACGAGATGACAAGTTGGCTGGCCGTGTTTCCTACCTGCGCTCCACACGCGACCTCGACAAGGGGGAAATGCAGATAGCAATAGAACGTTTCCGTAATTGGTCAAGCATTAACGCAGGCATTTACCTCCCATCGGCAGACGAGCACAGACTGCTTGAACTTGCAGAAATAGAAATAAGCAGAAACAAGAATTTCCTATGAACGAGATACAAATTTTCAACAGCCCACAATTTGGCGAGATACGCACCGCCACGGACGATAACAACGAGCCTTTATTCTGTGCAGCTGATGTGTGCAAGGCTCTCGGATATACCAATCCACGGAAAGCAATAGCAGACCATTCAGAACAAGAGGATGTAACGAAACGTGACACCCCTACACAAGGCGGCATTCAACAAATGACTTTCGTCAACGAGAGCGGACTTTACTCCCTCATCTTCGGCAGTAAGTTAGAGAGTGCGAAACAGTTCAAACGCTGGGTTACGAGCGAAGTTCTTCCCGAAATCCGCAAAAACGGAGGATACATCAGAGGTAATGTGGACGAGACACCAGAAGAACTTATGGCACGAGCCTTGGCTGTTGCGAAGCAAACACTTGAAAGAGTGGAGCGCGAACGTCAACAACTCGCCAACACCAACGAAAACCAACGCATACAATTAGGCATTCAGGACGCTGAGATTAGAAAAGCTGCTCCAAAGGTGGATTATTACGACAAGGTGTTGCAGTCTAACTGCACCATGACAACCACTCAAATAGCCAACGGACTCGGAATGCCATGCCACAGACTGAACAAGCTGCTGCGAGATGCTGGCATTCAGTACAAGCAAAGCGGACAATGGTTGTTGCGCTCGCCATACACCGACTTCGGACTGCACGCAGTACGCACACAAACCTACACTCATGCCGATGGCTCAATAGGCACAAGCCAGTACACCGTATGGAACGAACGAGGTAAACGCTTCATCTCGGCACTTGTTGACAACAACTGGAACGTAAAACAAGCAATCAAAGTATTAAGCGATTTTTAGTATGAAATATATTGACAAAATATTTATTCTGTTCCGAGAGCGGAGAGCGCAAAGCAAGGCCAAGCAGTCCGAAATGCTGTGCGGCCAACTGTCAGAGCGCATTCAGGTAAAGGAGTTCCAAGGCCGTATGTACATAGCGGTTGATGGAGTGCCAATGATAGACACGGAGGACCTGCGGACTGGAGTTGTAGACGAACTTTCCGAAATACGCAACACCATCATAAAATACAAAATGCGTTGATATGCCATACTACATCAAGAAAGAAAGCGTGAAAAAGAAACCACGCAAGAGCGGAACACGCACACTCATCAACAAACTTGACAAGATTTTCAGCCTCTACATAAGGTTGAGGGATAGCAAGCCATTTGGCTACAAGGCTTTCAAGTGCATATCATGCGGACAAATAAAGCCTTTCGCCAAGGCAGACTGCGGCCACTACTACTCACGCTCCAAAATGTCCACAAGGTACGACGAGGATAATTGTCATAGCGAATGCAATTTTTGCAACAGATTCAAATCAGACCATCTGGACGGTTACAGAGAGAACTTGATACGCAAGATAGGCCAAAGCAGATTCGACTTGTTGCGGTCACACTCCAACCAAGTTAAGAAGTGGTCAGAGTTCGAGTTGCAGCAACTAATCAAGTACTACTCGGCACTTGTTGACAAAATGTTAGAAGAAAAATGAAACTATACCAGACACCGACAGAAAAGAAACGACAAAGGGAACATTCCAAGATATTCAGATTGTACTGCAAGCTGCAAGACAGCACAGATTTGTCGAACAATCAGATATACAGCCACATTGCGGTAAAGCTTGGCTATTCGGTCAGCGGTGTGCGCAAAGTGGTCACACGCATCAAAACCGAAAGACAATGTGCAATGGATGGATAAAGCTACACCGCAAAATTCTTGACTGGGAATGGTTCACTTCACCAAGCACCCTGCAACTGTTTATTTACTTGTTGTTAAGGGCAAACAAGGAGGATAAAAAATGGCGAGGCATACTTATAAAAAGAGGGCAGCTCGTCACCTCGGTAGCCACCATTAGCGAAGAAACCAAATTAAGCACGCAACAAGTGCGCACTTCGCTCAATCGCCTAAAATCAACAAACGAAATAACAAGCAAAACAACAAACAAATTTACGCTCGTAACTGTCTGTAAATACGAGAGTTACCAACTTTACGAGGAGGTAGAGCAACAAACAAAACAACAAGCACTTCAACAAACAAATAACAAACAGATAACAAACAAACAACAACAACTAAAGAATAATAAGAATATAAGAAATAATAAGAAAGAATCTATACTCACTAACGTTCGTATAGATGAGAAAGCTACGGACGCTCCTGTCGTCGCTACAACCACAACAGACGATATGGAACTTCGGAAAGAAAAATTTTATCAGTCTTTAGTGCCTTACGTCGCAAAGTATGGAAAGGACATGGTTCGGGCTTTCTACGACTATTGGACGGAAAAAACGTATGGAGGACGAAAAATGCGGTTCGAGAAGCAACAAGCATTTGAAATCTCAAAACGTCTTGCCACATGGCAGAAACATGATTTAAGCTATGCAAACAGAGATAACACAAGAATTGGTCAGTCGGGCAGCACTCGCGCAGAGCGAGATGCAGAGTTCCTTGCCCATGTCAGAGAAAAAATGTCGCGCCCTGACGAAGACGCAAGCGACATACCTTTTGCGCTACGCGACTGCTGAAAACGTGATAGCATCATTTTCGCCAGACAAGCAAGTGAATTTTGCACGCTATCCGCAGAAATGCCTCGTCGGCAACTGCCCCACACTGGTTGATGTTCGCTGCATTTGGGGTGGACGGTTCGCAGAGTTGTGGCTGGAGTGCCAGCTGAAAGACCTCTCGGAGTATGCAGGGGCAAAAGAGAAACCCGACACGCTGCAAATCGAGGAAACCGCAAGGGTCATAGCAGGCGAGTTCTACTACCTCAAACTTTCAGAGTTCATGTTGTTCTTCGCCCACTTCAAGGCTGGGCGGTATGGCAAGTTCTACGGCAGCGTCGACCCACTCGTGATAACAGAAGCCTTGCAAAAGTTCAAACTATGGCGGTTCGATGCCCTGAACAGAGCGCATGAGGCGGAAGAACGGGAAAAGCGGAACGCGAAACCAGCAAACGACCCAGATTGCTGCACATGGGCAGAATGGCAAGAACTGCGGTGGCTGTTCAACATGGGCTACGAACGCGGAAAGGACGGGAAGATCAAATGAGGAAAGTCTTGGTCTATTGGACTTGCAACCGCATTGCAAAACGCAAAATCCAAAAACGTTTCAATCTCATTGAGCACACTTCTGTCAATGGAGAAACAGAATGCACGGTGCATGACGCAGATTGGGAGCTATTCAAAGAGACATCGAAACGCGGATTTTTCAAAATTCGGCACAAAACATAGAATACAACATCGTTTCGTGCGTCAAAACAACCTCGGAATGGTTATTTATTTTCGTTCTGACGGCATTTCATGCGTAAATCGTATAAGTTATCACACAAAGACAAAATAAAGCCTTAAACGCAAAATTTAGAAAATGACAAAACAACCAATAAACCCCATCACATCACAATTCTCTAATCCCTTTTTCGGCAAAAGCCTGAAAAGACGCATTGGCTCACCTCTCTACACAACCTACAAGAATAGCATTAACGAGCTGGAGGAGCGCGACAGGAGATGCCGAGAAGAGCCATCGAGCAAGGAGAGCCGCATATTTGGTGATGTGTTTTACCTCAACATGATGCGCAAGGAGCTTGCTAACGAGAAGCTGCGCAGTGCGCTGTGCGCTATCAGTCAGAGCAAGTACTACCGACACGACATTAAGAAGCGCGTCAAGGAACTTCAGATTAAGATAGCAAGGTGGGATAGTGATATAGCTCGCTGCATAGCTACCGACAGCTTGATTGAGATGTATGACGGACTTGCTGAATGGACGAGCGAACACTTTGAACATCTGTGGCAACCGTTCTATTACTCGGTGATGCAGGTGCTTACTCGGAATGGCGTTAAGGACGCTCCCGTAATGGCGGTATGAGTATGCCAACGGCCGATTGCTGATGGACATTGCACAGACTGCAATGGACTGCCCTGCCACAAAGCTGCTTGGCGTGATGGTGGAGGAGGATATTTACCGCATGACGGACAAGCTCCGCACACGGTTGGCTGGCATCGTGACTGGCAAGGACGAGGAAATTGACCTTAATGCCGACAACAACGTCAACACGGCTGGCGTCAATCTGCTTAACGCATTGAGCAACACGGAGCAGATGAAGGGCTGGTTACAAGATTACTTTGAATATCGCGATAGTGCGAAATAAATTAACAAACAACATGACGATAGAAGAAAGAGTACTGCACTACACAAGACGTAATTCCTACGGGAGATTGGTGTTTCCGCATTGCGTGAGAGCGCACATTGACGAGATTATGCTCTATGCTCCTTGGGCGTTGAGTGCGACAGAAGTGAGCAACATTAAACGAGGTATTATGCGATGAATAAGCAAGTGTGCAAGAACTGCAAATACTATGTGCGGAAGACGAACTTGCTCTATCTGCCAGACGGATATTATTGCAAGTATGCCTTCAAACCTTATGCTCACAAGTGGGGCAACTGCATTGATGATTGCGAACACAACGACAAGATAATAAATGTATGAAATGACGGAAAAAGAAAAGATTAAAATACTGCTGAAATTGCGCAACAAGATTGCGAGCCTTGGCATGGACTACAAGTGCAGCTGCACGTTCGTTGAGAACAGACTGACAGACCCGAATGTCGCAAAGATGTTTGATGCGCTGAGAGAGGCACTGGAAAATCAATTACGTAAACAATTCAAATTTAACATATAAGACAATGACAACAACTCTTTACAATTACACACCCCACTCGATAACGCTTAACAGCGGAGAGAAGTATGACAGTGTCGGGGTGGCACGAGTTAGCAATACCTTTAGCGACGTTGACGATAACGGCATTTGTTCAGTGAGCTATGGCGACATAACGGGATTGCCCGAGCCTAAAGACGGCTGCATATACATCGTGAGTGCCTTGGTACTTGCGGCGGCTAAGGCGGCTGGCAGAACGGATTGCGTTGCGCCTGCAACTGGACACCCTGATTGCGTGAGAAAGGACGGATTTATTGTGTCTGTTCCTTGCTTTGTGAGATAACATTAAAAACCAAAATTCGAACAATATGAAAAAAGAAGTATTCTACATAGTTAGCGAACAGACTGAACGTGATGGTAGTGTTGCCGTTTATCTTACGACAGAGAAGCCGTTCCGCTACGAAAAAGACGATAAATGTTGGGTTGGCTATCCAATCGCTACGGATAGTGTATCTAACGTATTCCGTGAGCACGTACCCTCATTGGGAGAATGTGTCGAAGTTGAATGTAAGTTCCATGCTGAGCATGAAACTTACATTGACCGCATGGAGGACGAATTGGAAGAGTTGACAAATAAAGTATTGAAGTTAGATACGTTTATGGGAACAGAAACGTATGAAAAACTCACAATGCCCGAAAAGGACTTAATGATTAAGCAACTGAAGGCAATGGCGTGCTACAAAGCCTGCCTTCTTGATAGATTAAATTTTATTTATAGAATATGCAAGTAGAAGTTTCCGCAATGATTGAGGATTACGATATTCTCGCTTACGTGCCGACGCATAAACAGGCTAAAGTAATTGACAACATCTTCTATGAGTGTGCCGAAGAGAGTAGAAGAAAATTTATTCACGGTCTTGAAGATTATTATTTTGTCGATGAACTGGAAGCACGTGGATATACGATAACCAAGAAAGATAAATAATATGACACGAACAACATACAAGAGAGTCTCCTTCGACCTTGAGTTGGCGAAGAAGATTACCAACAAGGAAGTTAAAGGAAGGATAGTGACAGAGGACAATCTTACTGCAAGGATAGTTTGCTTTGATATGAAGTTTGGAGTAGATAAAATTCTCGCAGCCCTTGTTGATTGTGGCGATTATGAAATCGGGGTAAGGTGTAACTTAGACGGTACTTGCCGTGATGACAGAAAAGAAGATAAATTCAATCTCCACATCGAAGTCCCCACCTACTACCGCGACTACTCCAACTTTGTTCCTCAAAGATGGCAGAATTGTTTGGTGAGAGATTATTCTTTAGATATATGGAGAGTAGCAGTATGTAGCGGAAAAGATGCTTATGGTAGACCACTCTTTTACTCGGAAAGAAATACTGATGGCTGTTGCGGTTGGTATCATTATCTCCCACTTTCTAAGGTAACCGAGCGTCTGATTGGTATAAGCAAGAGCTACGAAGAACTGATAAAAGAACTTGATGCAGAATCAACTAAAAACAAACAGCAATGAACATAGCGGAAATCTTAAAGCATTGTCCTAAAGGTACTAAGTTGTATTCTTTAGTTGATGGTGAAGTTACTTTAGAAAATATAATTAGCATTGGACAATATACTATTGAAGTAGCTACGGACGATGGAGATATTAAGTATTACACAAAAGATGGTTCATATTTTACAAACCGCCCTAATGGAGAATGTGTCCTATTCCCGTCTAAAGAACAAAGAGATTGGAGCAAGTTTAATATAAATACTAAAGTTAATGACGAAGAGACAGAGTGTCAATTAAATCAGTCTGAAAATGTCTTAGTTGGCAACGATATAGAACAAAATTATAAACGTATACCATTTAACGTCGAATTAGCAAAGAAGATAGTGAATGGCAAGGTTAAAGGAAGAATAGTAACATTAGAAGGACGAAAAGTAAGAATTATATGTTGGGACAAGAAGCCAGTTGATAAAGAAGCACATGAATATCCTATTGTAGCACTTATTCAAAATGATTACAATGGAGAAATGTCGCAAACATTCACAGCAGAAGGTTTAGCCTGTTATCCTAAGTATAAAAGTCGTTATGACCTTATAATAGAAATACCCAATTATAAAGATTACTCCAACTTTGAACCGAAAAAGTATCAGCCTTGTTTGGTTAGAAATGGAGAGGATTGTCTTTGGGGTATTCAAGTGTACTCACATACTGATTATCAAGGTAAAAAGCTGTTTTATGATGGATGCTATTTAAGACAATTTACGAATGTTCTCCCCATCTCCGAAGCAACAAAACGATTGATTGGTACAAAAAAGAGTTATGAAGAACTCATAGATAAACGTTGACGGAAATGGGAAAGATTAAATCATGTGACGGGCAAGGCTGCAAGGAGCGCAAGGCTTGTTTGCGCTTTGCTCTGTCGCATACAGAGAGTGACAGACACAACATTCATAAGGCTTGCTATTTCACAAGCCAGAACGGGCGCGACTGCCCGATAATTATTAAACAGAGAACAATATGAAAGAGGATATGACAGCACTTGTGCTAAGACACATACCAGAACGTGTTCCGCGCACCAAAGCGGAGCTTGCCGACATCCATCTGACCGAGTCGAACAAAATTGAAACAGACCGCATGAAGTCGCGTGATAGGAAACGTGACGATGAGGATGTGACCAAGAGCCGCTACGATAATCTGATTGCCGACAAGGAAGCGCAAATATCCGAACTGCAAGACGAGATAGAGAAACTTAGACATGAGATGTTTGGGCAACTCTTATATGCCAGTTTGGAAGAGGAGCGCAGAAACCAGGAACTTGCCGACAGACGAAAGGTGCTTGATATGTGGTTTGAAACAATGCGAAACAGAATAGAAAAAGAACAAGAAAACAGCAAATAACAAATTAAACGATTAAAGTCATGATGAAACTTTTTGTAGAAGAATTGAAGGATCTGTATGCAGTGCTTGATGATGCCATACAGAACTCTGACCACACGGATTTCGACCAGTGCTATTGGGCACTTGATGAGTTGTGCAAGCACGCCCTGCACGGCTCAGACAAATATGAGGGAGTGACCTCTATTCGTGATTTCAGGAAGGTTGAAAAAAGAGACATGATGTATGTGCAAGGACTCATGAGCAAGGAGGAGGAGGAAGCCTACCTTGATGATGAGTGGAAACGCCTAACTGGTAAAGAGGAGGACAAGGCATGATAGAAGCGATTTTTTATGCTGTGACTTTTGTTCTTTGCGTTTATGGGGCTTACCTTGCAGGCAAGGATATTGGCAGAGAGAACGGATATTATGAGGGCCGCAGCGAGGCTCGCAGAGACCTTGAACACATTGTTGAACACTACAAAAAAATGGCTTATGCAAAGGACACTCCAACAGAGGGCGCGTGAGGCTGCCGACCGCATTCGCTGTGACGAGTGTGGCGAGCAGCACACCTGCACACCACTTATGGCAAAGGCTTGCCTTAAAGGTTTTATTCGCGGCTATGTTGCCGCAAACACAAAAAAGTAAAAGACATGGAATTTTCGTTAGTTGAAAAAAATGTGCCAGACAAACACTATGTTGTTAGTCGCGTAATGCGAGGCACGATTCGATACATGGAGAAGAATATTTGCGCGTTCGTTTATGAATACGAAGCACGAATGTTCATGAACGATTGTGATAAAGGCCTCATCAACAAAAATAGAATAAAATCGCTGGAACGTTCCTACAATAAAGACGCGAGATATTCGTACAATTTTTGCACGTGGAAACTCTCTAAAATAAATTGACAAACATGAAACTACTGATAGTAATAGCACTAATGCTGTTCGTTTACTGGCTCTGGAAGGACATCAACCGTCATGACGGGCCACCGATTGCGAGCAGCTAATTAGCAACAGACATACCCCACTTACCAACCTCATATTTTTTCACTTCATAAATATAAATGGTTTTGTTTAGTTGGATTTGTTTTAATTGCCCGAGGTCGGGTAACACTCGGTCCGTGTCCGAGGTGGGGTACAAAATGTACCGTGACTGAATGTAGCCACGGCACTTGATTGAGACATCGGAAGTTTGTCTCGGAGGTGTAATCTCCAATAGAAATCATTGCAAAAGTACGAAAAGCAACAATAAGCCCTCTCTGCAACGCCACAATTTAATAACTTAAACTTAACGGATTGACTTTTAATGGTGCAGTGGTGTCGGCAGCGCGTGGTTCGTGGCCACGGAGGGCGCAATTTTAATGAGAAATAATATGACGACAAAACAAGTTATTCATGCCCTGCACCTGCACCAGAAATGGCGCAGAGGGGCAATTAGCGAGATGCCGCTGACGGCAAAGGAGTATGGTGAAGCCTTGGACGAGGCAATAAGACTATTACGGCAATATGACAAACAACAAGGAAACGGGGCAATGCGGTGATTGCATGAGGTTCGCCAAAGGACGATGCCCGAAATTCTTTTCTAATTCTGTGCGCACCGCGTGCAATGGTTTCACGCAGTGCAAAACAAAAACAAAAAATACACACTTCGATAAAGTATAAACATTATGACATTCGACGAATACCAAGAACTTGCAATGACTTTCTGCACTAAGGAAAGCAACAACTTGACATACATGCTCCTCGGTCTTAACGAGGAAGTGGGAGAACTGACAGGAAAGCTTGCAAAAGCAGTGCGCAAGGGATTGCTAAAGCCTGACCTTACATTTGACGAGGACAACGTTAATGAAGAACTTTTTGAGCTAATGGACAACCTTACAAAGGAAAGTGGCGATGTGCTATGGATGCTCGCTGGGTTACACTCCGTTCTTAACAAACGGCTCGAAACTACTGCGCATCTGAATATCCACAAACTTACAAGCCGCAAAAAACGAGGCGTTATCGTCGGGGAGGGCGACAACAGATGAGCAAAGATTGGAATGGAGGATTTAATTCCGTTTTCAAATGTCTCGGCGCAAGCTCGCACACTGAAAAAGAACGCGAGCCTAACGACTACTATGCCACAAGCCCTGAAGCAATAGACCTACTGTTTGGAAGCGACAACTTCGTTCGGCCAAAATATGTTTGGGAGTGTGCATGCGGTGAGGGGCATCTCGCAAAACGACTTGCCGATTATGGTTGCAACGTCTATTCGTCAGACCTCATTTATAGAGGGTTCGGCACAGGAGGCGTTGACTTCCTCAAACAGGTTGATATGCCATTCCATAACGTGGAAAGGTGTATTGTCACCAACCCTCCGTATAAATACGCTATGGAGTTTATACTTCATGCGCTTGCCTTGCTTGAAAATGGTGAACGCGCGGTGTTCTTCCTAAAGACAAGTCCGCTTGAAGGAAAGAAAAGATACGAAAAGCTCTTCAAGCCCTTCCCTCCTAAAATGATTTACCAATTCAAAGGAAGAGTCGTCTGCGCCAAAAATGGCGATTTTGAAAACATTAAAAAGGTCGGCAGTGCGGTTAGCTATGCCTGGTTTGAATGGGTCAAAGGCTATAACGGTGTAACTAATATTTGTTGGATATGATAGATGTAGAGAAATTGTCAGTCTTGGAAAAGCTTGTCAAGGAGCAAAGAGCATTACGTAAGAGAATTGAAACCGCTTTCCCCAAAAGGCAGATAGATAAAAATTCAATAGCTTGTTTCTTTGGCGCAATGACAGCCTTGGGAATAGAGAAAGACGCAAAGCTTTTTGTTATGCTTTACATTTGTTCCCCCCATACACTTTCCGGGTGCAAGATGAAGCGAGGCTTACGCGACTTTTTGGCATCCTTGTTCAAGTATACATCTCCAAGTTCTGTGTCAATGAAAAGTAGAGGTCTACTTTTCCGGTATAAGCATTACAAGACTATGCAGAATGACGTAGACCGGGCTTTGAATGCCATAAGAAAGAGTTTTGATAGTGGAGTTCTAAACCTTTGCGAAACTCCTAATAATCAGCAACTTACGAGCGAAAAATAATTCAAAAATATTTGCACAGGTAATACTTATTGTATACCTTTGCAAACGGTTGAAAAACCTTACAAACCTATTAGTAACAATAAGGTGAAGAATTGATTTGTTGATGAATTGCGAATGTTCTATTTTTGTGTCTATATCGCAGGGTAGAGCAGTGGCAGCTCGTCAGTCTGACTTACTGAAAGTCGCAAGTTCGATTCTTGCCCCTGCAACAACTTACAACAATGAAAGTACTTACGCTATCAATCAAGAGAGAATGGTTTGACAAAATTCTCGCTGGTGAAAAAGACCATGAGTATCGCGAAGTAACCCCAAAAAGTGGGGGCAAATACATCAATTACACACTAAATGGACAAAGCATACCATTCAATTATGATGGCGAAATCAAAGATGATGACATCATAGGCATTGAATGCAGACAATATGACGCTATTAAATTTCTAACTGGTGCGTATAGTGGCAAACGTCCTTGGGCATTAGTAGAAGTGAAGGGTGTTGAGCATCAATTTCTGTTTGACGAAGATGGCAAAGATGTTTTTGTTAACTCAGATGTAGAGTATACAGGTAATGGTGCTCAAGTTAGATATGTTCTAAGTGATGAGGAAGATGATTATTGGCTTGTGCAGCGAATGGACTATACATTGGGCAAGGTACTTGATAAAAATCTAAATCCCGAATAGCCGAGTTAGAAGTATAACTTGAAAATATAAGCGCATTATAGTATCGCATGAGTAATATCGTGTGGTGCTATAATGCGCTTTGTGTGTTTATTAACGTGTTTAACTAAATTCGTAAAGAAATGGCAAGACAGACCGCGATTCAAAAGCGAATCAACCGAATGGTAGGTTTTAGAGGCAGCCCGAGTGGTGATGGTAACACTCCTGTGGTATCAAGAAAAAACGCTCGTTATAACAACAGCACTTCTGGTCTCCCTGCAAAGCCGAGAAGTTCTGGCCTTGATGGAAGACGGGACATTACTGGCACTCGTAGCTCTTTTGGCAATAGAGCTGATAAATACAGAGACATTCGTGCCTCATTTGGCCTAAGCACAGGTTAGTATTATGACCATAATGCAATCAGCGCAAAATAGCATTCAGAAAGTCCGTGAACAAACGGATAGTGTAATGCTATTTTGCTCATTAGGCAAAGACAGCCTTGTGTTGCTTGACTTGATTTATCCACACTTCAACAAGATTGTCTGTGTGTTCATGTACTTTGTAAAGGGACTTGAGCATGTGGAGCGGTGGGTGGATTGGGTTAAGGCTAAATACCCCAAGATTGAATTTGTGCAGGTGCCTCATTGGAACTTGACATACGTTCTCAGAAGTGGTATGTACTGTGTGGCAAACCCGAAGACAAGGCTTCTCAAGCTCCGCAATGTTGTTGACGCGATGAGGCTTAAATATGGCATTCATTATTGCTTTCTCGGCATGAAAAAGGCTGACGGAATGAACCGAAACCTTATGTTGAAGGGCTATGCGTCTAACAACTATGAAAACGACGGACTTGTTTACCCATTGGCAGAGTGGACGCAGAAGAACATACTTGCATACATGAAGCAGCACAAACTACCGCAGCCCGTCAGATATGGCAAGAAGGCGTCAAACGGAATAGGGTTTAATATTGACTGCTTCCTGTGGTTGCGTGAGAACTACCCTCAAGACTTATTGAAAATTTACAAGGTATTCCCATTGTCGCGAAGAATACTATGGGAGTATGACCAAAAGAAAACAAACTAATTAAGAATAAAAGCAGAGTCAGAAGAGTTAAAACACGGCAGCAAATAGAGCGCCAAGCCGAAAGATTGAGTAATGCCAACTGGAGCAGACGTAACACGTGGAGTAGCAGTACTTTAAGCCGACAAGCAAAAGAGGCACGTGACAGAACCATCGCAAGAGCCGAGCGTAATGCCCTAAAACAAAATGGAGCGAAACGTACAACACGTGAAATCGCATTAAAGGCGGAAAGATTACGTGCTGAAGCAGAGCGAAGAAACGGAACACGTTTTACGGAACGCAATCTTCGTATAATTGATGCTTATAATAGCGAAATGCGAAGAGCAAATATGAATAAGATGGCTGCATTAGGCGCGGTAAGTGGATAATAGAAACAAACGAGGCGTATCTTGGGATAATCAACGGATACAGATTGGGGTAGGACGTAACGCCAGTTATGGGCTTACCGTAGGATAAAACTTCAAGCAGATGGGCGAAGGTATAATTGTATATGGATTAAGAAGACAGACTCCACAAAGACAAAACAGTAATTTACAAAACAAATCTATAGCAAATAGTAGTGGCAGTAAAGGTGGAAAAAGAGGTCAAAGTCAGAGAGGGGCGACAGAAAGGGGATATACCAACAAAATGGTAAAAAATATTGTCGGCATAGAACAAAAGTATAGACGCAACAAAGATGAGACATTGCACGTTTTCAATTCCAAGGGAGATATAGTTACCTCAATAGGGGGCAAGGGCGCAGAAGTGCGATTTAACCCTAAGGAAATACCTCATGATAGTATATTGACACACAACCACCCTCGTTCACTTGACGCAAAAGGTATAAGGCGCATAGGAAATTCCTTTTCAGATGCAGATATTGTTTCTGCGGTAAAAGTAAACGCGAGAGAAATGCGAGCTGTAACCCCAACGTACACGTTCTCTGTAAAACGACCAAAGGGTGGTTGGGGCGTATCGCCAAGCGAAGCAAAAAAAGCTTTTGCAGATGCAAATAGAAAAGTATTTAACCAAGGGCATAAATATTTAGAAAAAACAGGATATAATGAAAGTAATATTGCAAGAGCAGAGGTAACGCATTTTCATAAAGTCATGAAAGTCCTTTCCAAGAAATACGGATGGGATTATAGTAAGAAGAACAACTAATTTTATAACTTTGCGATATGGAAAATAAGATAAGACAACAGTTGGAGGAATATGGTTTGACCGAGAACCAACTAACAAAGGAAGAGCTTGAAAAACTCAAAGGAGAAATCGAGGCAAAAGAACAGGGCCTTGAGGTGCTTGATGGTGTACTTGATAACCCTTCATTGTATTATCGCAATCGATAAAGCAGACTTGCTGAAAACACCAGAGTCGCTTGAAATGTCTGAATATGTGAAGATTTCTTCAAACGAAGGGAATAGAGCGCATATGGATAACAGAAACATTACAATGTTTCATTATTTCAAAACAAGATTGCATGGAAATAAAGTATACCTGAATGTTGCGGAAACATCTGTTGCTATAAATGAGACAACCACAAAAAGACGTTTCTTATATTCTGTTACCAAGCACATAAGATAAAGAGTTGGGAAACGACCAACACATAGACTTGATACGTCAGGTTAGGTCCAATTCTTTCCAATTCTTTAAGTACTGCAAAGAAATAACAAGGTTTATATCAAACAAGGCTTCGCACATGGAATTATCAAAATATATCAAAAGCACATCTGTTGAACTACAACGTTCTCAGATACACTTCGCATCTTACAACCCCCGCAGGATATCAGACGAGAGCAAGAAAACGCTCAAAAAAGGCATAAAGAAATTTGGCCTCGCAGGAGGAATAATCGTCAATAAACGCACAAACTACACCATCGTTAGTGGTCACCAGCGCATATCAGTGCTTGACGATTTACAGAAATACGATGAAGATACAAAGGAAAACGACTACAAAATCCGCGTAGACCTTGTAGACATTGACGAGAAGAGCGAGAAAGAACTAAATATCCTCACAAACAACCCCAACGCAATGGGTGAATGGGACTTGGAAAGCCTCGCGGCCCTTATCCCTGATATAGACTACAAAGACGCAGGACTGACAGAAGCAGACCTGTCCATGATTGGCTGTGATTATCTTTTCAAGACAGAAGAGGAAACCGACCTTAACAATGCGCTTGACGACCTTATGCAAGACTCTCTTGAATTGCATGATAAAGAAGTGCAAGCACGTAAAGAGGAAAGGCAGTCACAACAACGCGAGCAAATTCAGAAAGCACAAGAAATTGCCAAAAGCGAGCAGGCGGATTATGACGCAAGAGTGCAGCACATGAAGGACGTAAAGGCACAAGTGCGAGAGAAAGCATCAGAAAAGGCGGCAGATATGGACGCATACGTTATGCTCTCCTTTGACACGTTTAAGGCAAAAGCGGCTTTCATGCAGCGTTTCGGTTACAACGAGTACGATAAATTCATCAAAGGAGAAACATTCTCCGACCAAGTAGAAAGGATAGACTGATGGCAAAACCAAAGCATGATTATGACAGCGAGAAATTCAGACAGGACATCGCCATCGCAGCATCAAGCGGCATGACGGACGAGGAAATCGCTGACACGCTCAATCTTAGTCCTGAAGCATTCTCCCGAATGAAAAACGGGAAAATGGACATTTGGAGCGATGAAGAAAACGAAAGAAGAGGCGCGAGTATTCGTCAAGTGTTAGCGCGTGCAAGAAGAAAAACCAACGCTATTGTAAGGGGCAGATACCTAAAAGCAGCATTGGGAGGCATTAGGGTGAAGAGCAAAACGAAGAGGGCAATTCAGGGTAAATGCCCTGTTTGCGGAGGCACTGACCCCGAATGCACAGAATGCGGCGGTACTGGCCAAGTCCTGCTGACGGACAAATCAGTATTGCAAGAAACGGAGAGTGAGACCCCACCCAATATGCAAGCCCTCGCCACGTGGCTCTACCACCATGACCCGGAATGGAGGAAGATAGAGCGAAACCTTGACGAAGAAGCAGACGATGTGGCCACTGACATCAATCATGGTGTTGACATAGACAAGTGGATAACGAGCATGACCAAATGATACAGACGCAACCGATATACAATCCCCTGTATTTAGACAAAGAGCATTTCATAATTCTGATTACAGGAGGGCGAGGAAGCGGTAAGAGTTTCAATGCCGCAGCCTTCATAGAAAGGCTGACATTTGAACTTACTCCAGAAGAACGTCTTGTGCATAACATACTTTACACTCGCTATACAATGATTTCTGCTGCAATATCCGTTATCCCCGAAATGCAGGAGAAAATAGAACTTGATGGTACTTCCAAATACTTTTCTGTAAAGTCGGCAGACATCGTGAACAAGATGACTGGCAGCCATATCATGTTCCGCGGCATCAAGACAAGCAGCGGCAATCAGACTGCAAAGCTTAAATCAATACACGGTATAACGACATTTGTCTGTGATGAGGCAGAAGAGTGGACCAGTGAGGAGGACTTCGACAAGATTATGTTGTCAATCCGTCAAAAGGGTATTCAGAACCGTATAATTATCATAATGAACCCAACGGACAGTAATCATTTTATCTATCGGAAGTACATTGAGAAGACTCACAAATTGGTTGAATATGACGGTGTGCCCGTGCAGATAAGTACACACCCGAATGTACTGCACATACATACGACATATCTTGACAACAAGGAGCATCTAAGCGAGCAGTTTGTAAAAGAAGTGCGTGACATGAAGGAGAATGCTCCCGAAAAGTATGCACATATAGTAATGGGGCGTTGGGCTGATGTGGCAGAAGGCGCGGTATTCAAAAAATGGGGTATTGTTGACGAGTTTCCAGAAGAAGCCAAGAAGCAGGCAATCGGCCTTGACTTCGGATATGCGCAAGACCCGTCAGCGGCTATCAGATGCGGCATAGTGGACAATCGTCTATACCTTGATGAGATATTCTATCGCAAAGGAATGCTTGCGCGTGATTTGGTTGAAGAGTTGAGACCTTACAATCTTCACGTCATCGCAGATAGCGCAGACCCGCGTCTGATACAAGAAATATCCCTTGGAGGTATCATAATCTACCCCGTGCAGAAAGGGCCTGGTTCTATACTTGCAGGTATTGATAAAATGCAGTCGCTGGAAATATACGTTACACGCAGGTCTTACAATCTGCAAGGTGAGATGCGAAACTACATTTGGGCAAAGGATAAGGACGGGAGATATATAAACGAGCCAGAGGACCATGACAATCACGGAATAGATGCTGGCAGATATTATGTGTTGGGGCAGTTGCTTGGCCGTGTCATGAGACCGAAAGCAGTATCAAAAGAAGACTTGGGAATATTTTAGCTTATGAACTTAATCGAACAAATTATAACCTTGTTCAAGAGCAAGGTGCTTGATTCTGGAGGCGCAGAAAAAAGCGTGTATGAGTACTTGCAAGAGGGCAAAGTGCTCAAGGCTGTAAGTATGATGCAGGACAGAGATGACGAGGTGGACAATGCTTTGAGGGAATATAACCCCGAATTGCACGAGGTGATGAGGCGTCCTAACAAGTTCAGAAAAAAAATGTCGCCTTACATCTCTGAAAAGCTACCTCGGAACAGACAAGATTACATCAATGAAGTAGAATTGTTTTTCTTGCTTGGCAACCCTATCATCTGGAAGAAAATAAGCGGAGATGATGAAGCATATAAGCTCTTTACGGACTTCCTTGATGAACAATTCTATCATGAATACTTGTGCCAGGCAAAACGCCTTGCCGGGGCAGAAACGGAAAGTGCAAAACTTTACCACATCACGCGCAAGAACGGAAAGATAAACGTGAAGACTGTTATACTGTCTCGTTCAAACGGGTACAAGTTGCGCCCTTTGATTGACCAATATGGGAATATGCAGGCTTTTGCATACGGATATGTCTTGAAGGAAGGCGGCCGTAATGTGCAGCATTGGGATTTTGAAACGTCCGATTTTCTCTTCTTCTGCAAGAGCGGCATAGGGGGCTGGGAGGTAACGACATATCCCAATCCTACTGGTAAGATAAATGTGATTTACTATCAGCAGAGAAAGGCATGGCATGGTGTTGAACAGCGTCTGAAACGGGACGAGATGCTTGACAGCAAAACGGCAGACACGAACAACTATTTTGCCGACCCTCTCGCAAAAGCTTCCGCAGATGTAATACAGAGTATGACAAGCCCGGAAACAATAGGAGGACTTATACAGACAACAGGACAAAATTCCGTATTTGAGTACATAAACCCACCACAATCGAGCGAGAGCCGAGAGTCGGAAAAAAGAAGCCTCAACACGTCAATTTTGTTTGACACTTACACGCCTGACCTTTCTTATGATAATTTGAAAGGAATGGGAAGCCTCAGCGGTGTCGCAATAAAGAACTCCATGACCATAGGTTATATCAAGAGAAACCGCAACATCGGAGTCTATAAGCAGCTTGTGCGTAGGGATTTGCATTTAATGCTTGAAATCCTTGTGTTGCTGCACCCAGAAAAGGCCGATGACATTCGAGGGCTAAAGATTGACTTTGAATTTGCAGAGCCTTTTGACAGTGATAACGGAGAAAACCAAAGCAGAATTGCTGACCTTTACCAGAAGGGTGTTTTATCATTAGAGGAAGCTGTAAGGCAACTTGCAATTTGCGATGATGTAAATTCAGAAATCAAACGACTAAAGGACGCTGAAAAGAATAACACGGAAGCATCAAAATCCGAAGAAACGAACAACAACAATAATACGAAACCCGTCGAAACACCTATAAAAGAGGGAAAATAAAGAAAAATCGAACAATGTTTTGATAATCCAGGGAGCCGCATCGTCTGTGAAGATAGTGCGGCTCTCTGGATTTTTCTATTCAAGTTTAATTTTAACGGGCTTCCCACAATGTGGGCAAATAGCGGTTGCCATATTTTCTCCGTCCTCGTCTGCAAAAAACTCTGACATAGAGCAGCCTATGACATTTGCTATTTCCCTAAGCCTGGAAGTTGTAGGGTTAGAAGATATAGATTGGCTCAATGCACTTTGGGAGCATTCAAGGCTTTCTGCAACTTGTGATATTGTGAAGCCATGTTTTTTGATTACTTGTTTTATATTCATTTTATCTAATAGATTTAGCGCTGCAAAGATAGTACTTATTTTATTATTATATAAGAGTAAACCAATAAAGAAAGAGCAAAAATAAGGTTTAACGTATATTTGGTTTTGTGTTAAATCTTAGTTAATCCTAATAATTTATTTGGATTTAGAAGAAAAACCTAATACCTTTGCATCGTAATCAAAAAACAAAACCTTAGAACTCAAGGCAAGAGCATAAATACCGCCACCTACACAATGAAGACTCTTTCAGAAATGGTAAACGAAATCAAAGGTGCTAACATGAGCAAGGCAGACAAGAAGAAGGCAATCTTGTCACTGGGCTTCACTGAATATGAAGCAACATTGCTGACAGGCGAGAGCGCAAAGGTTTTACGTGGTAAGGCCGCAACATACACCTTTGGTGTAGAGATTGAAATGCTTGTGCCATCTGGCGCAATTAGAGAGAGAGCCACAGCGAATAACTTGCCAATTCGCTATGAGGGCTATAATCATACAGACAATAAGAGATACTTCAAGTTCGTATCTGATGCGTCTATACAAGGTGCAAACCCTATTGAATGTGTCTCGCCTATTCTTTCTTCTCGCGGTGGCATGAAGATGTTAGAGAATGCGTGCAAGACGATAAATGAAGCAGGCGCACAGGTAAATCGTTCTACGGGCTTGCACGTGCATATCGGTGCGGCTGGCCTTACAGATGAGCAGTATTGTAATGTATTTCAAAATTACAAGATGCTTGAAAGCGTTATTGACTCATTCATGGCAAATTCAAGACGTGCAAACAATTCAAGATGGTGCAGAACTTTGCAAGACCATACGTTTTACAATGAACTGACAAAAGAGAACCTTTTGAATGAGATGGGGTGCGATAGATACCACAAGGTGAACCCTTGCAGCTATCAGAGACATCAGACGATAGAATTTCGCCAGCATCAAGGTAGCACAGATTTCAAGAAAATTTCTAATTGGGTAAAGTCCTGCGCTAAGTTAGTTGAATGGTCAAAGACAAACAGACTTGAAAGCCCTGTTTCGTCAATCGACGAAATAGAATTTTTGAACAAGACAGAAAAATCTTTCTTCAAGAATAGAGCTTCACAATTAGCATAACAATAACCAGAGCGTGCAAGATGCCTTGTACGCTCACAAATCATGATAACAATGATTAAGCAGCATACGAAAGACGAGTATTTTGTAAAGAGAATAAGAGGTAAAAACTATGCAGTAGTAAACAAGTATAACATGAATGTGTGTTACCTCGCATTTTCTAAGAGTGAAGCAAATGTAGAATGCTCTCACCTAAACAAGCTAAATAACGACTATTATAATCTATAACAATATGTGTGTACTCATATATAAACCAGCAGGCGTAACGATGCCTGCAAAGAGAATATTAAAGGCTTGCTTTGACGCAAACCCTCATGGTGCAGGATTTGCAATACCTGATTGCGTGCATCATTCAATGAGATTTGAGAGCATCTATAAAGGGCTGAAAAGTGTGCCTAAAGAGATGCCTTGTATCATTCATTTTAGGCTTGCTACGCATGGGTCTATAAGGCTGCGTAATTGTCACCCTTTTAAGATAGAACAAACATATTTTGCCCACAATGGCGTTTTGTCATTACCAACAAAGAATGATATGACAGACAGCGAAACAGCATTCAGAATGCTTTATCCAGCTATTAAGAGAGGTGGTTTATATAGTCAAGAATTAGACCGCAATGTGCGCCAAATAATTGGCACATCAAAATTCGCATTCATGTGCGGCAAAGATGTGCGGCTATTTGGTGATTTCAAAAAGATTGATGGTGTGTATTATTCAAACCTAAGATGGCGTAATTACTTATTATAATATGCTTGATTTCTAAGGTTTTGCCCCTAAATGCTTAGGCGTTTAGGGGCTTTTTGTTTACAATCGCACAAGTAAAAGGGTTGGCAGATAAATGTGTCCTGTATTGGTTCTTAGATGCTTATCTTTGTGTATCTCTGAAATATGATATACGTATATGGTAGAAAAGATTTTTAATGCACTAAAACAAGAGTTTTCGTACCTTGGGTTAGGTGACTCGGTTCTGAGACCTTATGCAGAGTCTCTTGGTGCTTGTGGCTTTGTGACTGATGACAATCTTAATGATGTTGTATCAAAGCAAAAAAGCAGCCTTGAAGCAATCCAAAAGGCAAATGACAAAAGGGCTGCCGATGCGATGAAAACAGCAGAAGAAAAGGCTGAAGCCAAGCGCAAGGCAGCAGAAGAAGCCGAAGCAAAGAAAGCAGAAGAAGCCGCGAAGAAGGCCGAAGAAGAAAAGGCCAAGAAAGCAGCTGAAGAAAAAGCCGTTGAAAATAAGGGGGAAACTCCTGAATGGTTCAAGGCTTATCAAACCGCGCAAGAGGAAAAATTCAAGGAAGCTCTTGAAAAGAACAAGGCTCTTGAAGACTCTCTGAAAAGTCTCCAAGACGAAAACGCCAAATTCAAGACAGAACAAGATGCGGCCAAACGTAATTCCTTTATCGCGTCAGAAGCCAAGAGATTGGGCGTGCCGGAATGGCGTTCCAAGGAGGGCTTTAGCATCTCAACGGATATGGATGAAAAAGCAATCACGGAATACCTCTCTCAAGTTGCGAACAATGTGAAGGCGAATATGCTCCCCGAAGAAAAAATGGGGTTCCCTAAATTTGACGGCAAGGCAACAAAGGAAGAAATTGATAAAATTGCCGATAACCTATTAAAGTAAAAAACAAATGGCACTTACAGATTTGACAAATCCTCGTTCAGTTGTTGATTTTGGAAATGACGCAGTCGTTTGCCCTCAGTTTATATCGGGCATTGATGGAGGCCGTTCGCTTGATGTGACCGGGTTCACAGATACTGTCATCAAGGCTGGACACGTAATAATCAAAGACACTAAGAAGGGAGACTATAAGCCGATGCCAGTAGCAAGCGGTAACTATGGAACACTGCCTGAAAACCACGAATACGTCGGTGTACTTTACAAAAGCATTCCGACGAATGCTCCGATGGCGTCTATCATGACCAATGGCAAGGTAAATTCGGTGGCAGCTCCTTATAAGATGGACACTATATTGGAAGCATTCAGCAATGCAGTACCCTTTATTGCTTTTGTTAGTGCAGAAGATGAAGTTTGATTAAATAGACATAAAACATGGAACAATCACTATATTTTGAACTGGTAAAAAAGTATTTTCCGCAGCTTGTTCTCTCTGTCGTAGAGAAAGTTAATAGTAAGAGCGGAAATGCCGCATTAACCTATCTCTATAAAGACTATCTCACCCCGAAGTATGCGGCAGATGGCCGTTGGGCAAGCATCATGGCGGACTATAACCGCGTGGCTGCTGATGTAGTAGCATTGTCTTCTCCGCTCCCCGTAAAAAGTCGTGAAGCATTGGAGACGGTTTCAGGCAAGTTGCCGAAACTCGGCTTGAAGCTGATGCTTGGCGAGCAGGAGATGAAGAACATCGACAATCTTCTTCGCCAGCCCAATGCAAATATCAACCTTATAGTTGAGAAGGTCTTTAATGACACTCCAAGAGTAATTACTGCCATTTATGAGCGTCTGGAAGATATGTTCCTTTCGGGCTTGTCAACTGGTGTTGCTCTTGCTCCACGCAATGAGGGTACGGGCATACGCATCAATTACGGCTATAAGGATACCAATAAATTCGGTGTGAAAATCTTGTGGGACGGAAATGCTGACACTGCTCTTATTCTCGACGATATTCAGCGTGTTGTTGACAAGGCAGAACTTGAAGACGGCAACAAACTCCGACACATCTTTGTTGATGACGTATGGCTTCGTGATTTCTACAAGAACAAGCAGGTGCGCGAGCAGTATGCTTTCAACATGGACTTTGTGGGCACGAATATCCCCGTGCTGGATTTTGAAAAGGCTGCATCGGTTGTCAAAAAGCGTTGGGACGTGGAACTTCACCGCGTCAGCCGTTCAATTAAGACTGAAATAAATGGTGAGCGCAAGGTTCATACTCCGTGGCAGAAGGGCGTGGCTGTATTCGCCTGTGATGACAAGTTAGGTTCTATTGTATGGACAGATGTCGCAGAGCAGAGCCGCAGGGTGAATGGTGTGACGTATGAGAACGCAGACGATTATATCCTCGTGTCAAAGTACTCGAAGAACGACCCTCTCGAAGAGATTACGGCTTCGCAGGCCATGGTCGCTCCGATTGTGGATAATGTTGACCGCATATACACACTTGATTCAAAGAAGCAGCAGGCATGAAACTGACAATAATCAAAGAATTTCACGACATCGAAGATTTCTCACACGTGTTCCAAGTCGGAGATGTCGTGGAATTTAAGGACGACCGTGCTAAGGAAATCATCAGCTTAGGGCTTGGCGAGGAACTTCACCAAGAAGGCGAGGAACTTCACCAAGAAGAGCGTAAGAGCAGTATAAAGGTTTCCGGCAAGGGCGGTAAGAGATTAACAAACATAGAAGATTAGTAATATGACAATAAGGGAGTACATTCAAGGAAAGCTGTCAGCTTGGGGTAATTTATCCGAGTCAGACCTCGCGGCCTGGAATGGTACTTCCCTTGATGCTGAATATTCTTCTGAAAATGCGAAAGAGGTAGGCGCGGCCCTATGTGAAATGATAGGAGAGCGCATACTTTCTCCGCGCGTTTCCAATGTGCGCGAAAGCGGATTCTCCATATCGTGGAACTTTGACAATATTGGCAAGTATTATTTGTGGCTCTGCAAGAAATACGGAGTGACTCCTGATACAGATATAGTCACTATGTCTGGAATGAGTACAATCACCAATAAATCTGATATGTGGTAGTATGTATTACGCCAAGCACAAACTTTACAAGAAAATATCATCTATAGTGAGGGACTCAGACGGGTTCTTTGTAGAGACATCAAACGAAGAATGGGAGTATCTTGGCCCTTGCAGGTGCGATGATGATAATACGACAGAAGTCGCTGACGAACGAGGTAATGTCCTTAGGGCTTCCTACCATATAGTCGCAGACAAGTGTAACGTCGATAGAGGTGATATTGTAAAGGTTGAAGGCAGGGATTGTATCGGCCAAGTCAAGGTAAAGAAAGAAACGAACTTCTATAATTATGTAGAGTTATGGATTTAGAGGAGACTATTGAACGAAGTGTTGCAGATTTCAAGATGCAGGTCGCTTCTGAATTGGCTCGTGTCGGTGATGAGGCGGTGCAAATAGCCAAAGCCTCAACCGCATATCATGATGTTACAGGGAGATTGAGGCAGTCAAATCACTATAAGGCGGACGGAAACGGACTGACGATATACAATGATGCACCTTACGCTTCACAAGTTGAGGCTCGGTGCGGCAATGTTATAGCAGATGCTGTAATCTACGCCAAGAACGAGTTATCCAAATGAGCATTACTACTGCGGACATACGTAGGATTATGTATGGTATTCTTTCCCCATTGGGGCTGCCAGTCCATTATAAGGAAGACATTCCAAAGGGAGAAATAACAGATGAAAGAATTATCATTGTAACAAGCGGCGAGGGGTATGGCAAAATATGGGCGACGTGTATTGTAACTATAAGCATCTGCGTTCCAGACCCTACACCTAATGTAGCAGATCTCACAAGGCTTTCTTATTACGAGAACGAGGCCCTTAAAATGTTCAAGGATGGCATAGTCGGAGATTATAAAGGAGATAACTACGTGATTTCATTGCAAAAGAACGGGATAGAAGAAGATAGGCAGATGAGATGTCATTATGTTAATTTGAAATTGTCTTTTGAAGTACTAAACGTTAAACAATAAAAGAAATGGCAAAACCGTATATTGGAATAAAGAACATTTGGTATGGGCCTGTAATAGCAGAGGTTCCTACCATAGATAAACTAAAAAAATTGATTGGTCCAAGCGGAACGTATACAAGAGTAAAGAACTCCCATGAAGGAACGTGGGGCTATGAACAAGATGACCCTGAAACTACAGATTATAATAATGAGTTGACTGGTCTAACTTACTTCACGGATAAGACTTCCGATGGTAACCATATCATCAATTTCACAATGGGCGTTTATGATTATGCCCAGAAGGCAGACCTGCAAGGAGGCTTGGAGTTAAAAAAACCATCTGGCCAAGCGGAAACTGGCAAAACAGATTTTGATGGCTGGCAGTCTGCTTCTGCGAATGACCTCGTAAACAAGGGCATAATTGCGCAAACAAAAACGGGGCATCTCATTGTGTTCACGAATGCGCTAATCATCGCAAAGGTAGATACTAAGGAGAAAAACCTCGGTCTCGGTGTCAAGGCTACAGCCCAAGAGAATGCAACATCAGGTGTTGCAGCAGAATATTGGGTTGATGCTACATCAGCAGCTACCATATTGACTGGCATCACGCCTTTGAATGCTCCCGATGAGACAGAGCAGAAATCCGTGAAGTGATATCGTAATAATAAAATCAAACAAAGGCTCGTAGTTCATAGTTGCGAGCCTTTTTATATTTCTATATGGACAACAAAGCTGCAATATTAGTTGCCAAATTGGTATCTGGGAAGAGGTTTAAGACCTTTGTTATCGGTGGAAAGGCTTATACGATGAGAAGCCCGACTATTAAAATAATGTGCAGGGCTATAAGTGAGTTTGCGATGACCGATATAGACTTTGAAAAAGGATTTACTGAACAATTTCTAAGCATACCGCGCAACATGGAGCATATAACAAAAGGCTTGGCTTATCTGTTTGTTGGCGACAAGGAGGATTACGAGGCGAAAGCGTATGATGTTGCGTCTATGCTTGAGAATGGTTCTATCGAGGAGTTATCCGCCGCATTATATGCTTTCTTTGAAATGACCAGTATGCAAGAGGTTTTTCAAGTTGCCGCCTCAGCAAAGAAATACGCGGAGGTGGCAGCAAGAACGAAATGATACCATCATATACAATAGCCGGGCAAATAGCCTCATTCATATACAAGGGCGAAGGAGGACTTGGACTCTCTTACAATGAGGCTGTTAATGAAATCCCTTACGAGCTGATTCTACTAATGCAGAAAGATAAGGCGCATTGGGCAGGTGATGATGCAAAAGTCGAAGTGGAAGACGAGGACGATTACATCTCAAGAATGGATATAAATCTGATAAAGGAATAAAGATTATTTATGGAACTTTCATTTGAAATATTAGCAAATTACGACCAGCTTGTCAAAATGCAGGGCAAGCTGGAGCAGTTCAAAAATGAGTACGACAGTGTTTGCAAGAAGCTGGCTACAGAAAATGTAGCTCCGTTATTGATGCAGTCTATACAGAAAGATATAGACAACGTCAGCAATGGGATTAGTTCGTTGTCTGCCAAAATCATAGACGCTACAAAATCTATAAATGCCTCATCATCGTCAGATTTACAATCGCTTAGTGGAAATGCGTCTGATGCGATTAGAGCAATAGGCTTGGCGGCAGACGAGCAAAAGACAAAGTTGAGCGATTTTTGGGGGTCTGTTGATGTTGTAAGGAATCAGATAGAAGGACTGAACGACAGTGCGTCAAGAATGTCTGGGGCTATTAACTCCATCAGTAATTTTTCAAGCAAGATGGAGGGCATAGGGCAACAAATAAGTTCGACAACTGACCCGCAGAAACTTGCATCTTACAATAATGAACTTAACAAATACTCCGAAGGCATCGCAGAATGCGGCAGCAGATTGTCGGATTGGAATATAGTCGAAATAAACCATGCTAATATATCGGAGGAGGTAGCCCAAAAGCAGGCACAATTATCTTCAGTGATTGCAGACCAAACTGCTTATGTTGAAAATCTGAAACAGCAGGTTGCCATGCTCAATCAGCAATGGCTGGCAGCAAGTGGAACGGAGAAATTGAAGTTGTGGGACGAAAAGACAGGGCGTGAAGATGTCTTGACAAAAGAAATCGCCAAACTTGACATGATGAAAGTCAAGGCAAACGAACTTTCTATTGCATTCAGTGCAGCTGATAGCACTGTAAGTAATGTTTCACAGAAGATGGGCGATGCCATTTCCACAATAGGGAACACTAAAATGGGAGATGGCATCAGACAAAGTTTTGAAGAGATACATTCAAAGTGTGTTGTCGCGAGAGATTCCTTGAAGCAATATAATGAGGAGTTCGCTAATATTTCAAATCAGAGCGCAAGGATACTGCAACTGCGTGATGCCATATCAAGCCTTGATGCTGAGGCCCAGTCTGGTGCGGTGGCTAAATTGGAGGCAGAGATGCGCTCATGCTCGCAATCAATAGACCAATCGTATGCGTCATTGGCAAAGATGCAGATAAACACGAAAGCGTTTGACAATGCAAGTGCAGCTGCTTCAAAGACCATATCAGACCTTGGCGAGAGCATTAAGACTCAAACCGAGGTTGTGGAGAGCCATCGTGCGGAGGTGCAGAGATTGCAACAAGCATATAGCGAAGCAACAGATAGCAACAAGGCATCTATACAATCGCAGTTGGAAACAGCGCAGCAGTCTCTCAAAGGCGAAGAAACTGCACTCACCACTATGCAGAACACACTGCATAGCGTCCGTGCTGATTATGAGCAAATGATGCAAGTCCGCAAAGCGGTAAACGATGGAATTGTGGCATCAGACCAAAAAGCTGCACAATCTCAGCAGGAGGTGCGGAAACAGACACAGCTATCATCAGAAGAAGCAAAGAAACAAAAAAAGGCAGTCCAAGACCTTGCCGGGACATGGAAGCAATTCCTTGGGACGATTGGCGTCGCTGCTGGTCTAAAGGCATTCATAACGCAGATGATAGAAGTTAATGCGCGCATGGAGCAGATGAAGACATCTTTATATGGCATCATGCAAAGCAAATCGGCTGCCGACCAGTTATTTTCAAGCATAAAGGACGTTTCTTCTCACTCGGCAATAGGGCTTGGCAGCCTTACTGGGGTGGCGCAGCAATTCGTGGCGTTTGGAGAAAGCGCATCGCGCATACCTAAGCTTTTGGAAGCTATGAATGAAGTTTCCATGGGCAGCGAGCAGAAATTCAACAGACTGGCGAGTTCCTTGCAGATGATGGCCGCAATGGGTCAAGTGAATACACGCACAATTCGCTCCATGATAACGGCAGGGTTCAATCCTCTCATATCCATATCAAGGAAAACGGGAGAAAGTATGTCAGACCTTATGAAAAAGGTCAAGAAAGGCACTATCCCTGTAAGTGAAATCACAAACTCATTTATCTCAGCGACAGAAAAGGGCGGAATGTTCTATAAGATGAATGACAAGATGAGCGGTACATTGTCATATCAATTCGCTGTGATGAAGAAAAACGTGGCTGGCTTTTTCCTGGAGTTAGGCAAGGCCAACGATGGGACAATTCACAATGTCACGAATTTGATAGTCACGTTGACAAAGCATCTAAAGGATTTTGCGGAGGCCGCGAAGATTGTCGTGACTTTTGCTGGCATCAAGACAGGCGCATATTTGGCAGGACAAGCCATAACTGCCATGTCCACAGCGATGAAAGTTGCAACGGGAGCTACAATCGGCCTTAATACAGCAATGAAAGCAAGCGGCTGGGGAACTATAATATCACTTGTCGCAGCTGCTGGTGTAGCTTTATATGACTTTTATACAACTACAAATGATGCTAACAGTGCGTTGTCTAATTACAACAAGTCCGTTAATGATGCTACTGGCGATGCGGAAAGACTTTTCACAACTCTTGAAAATACAGATAAGACCACAAAGGTACATCAAGAAACGCTGAAGGAACTTGTTGATAAATATGAGGAATATGGTATTCATATAGACACGAGTAAGGGACTTTTGAACGATGAGGCAAATATAACACAACAGCTCATTGAGAAGAAGGGCATACTAATAGGGCTTATTCGGGAAGAGGCGTCAGAAAGGGCTAAGGCAGAACAGTACAAGAAGTTCCAAGAAGACAGAAACGAAACGTATGATTCAGCGCAAAAAGATATTACAAGTAGATTAAATGGTGCGGTTGCCACGATAGGAAAGAATGCAGGAAAGAAAATCTCAGAGGGTATGGCCCAGGGTCTTTCAATCTCTATTATTGAAGAAGTTAAGAAATCTGTGCCTAAAATAAAAAATGCGTCAACGAAAGAAGATGAAAAGAGAATAAGAAAGGAATACGCAAGTCTATTCAAAGATTTGGGTGCGGAAACAAATCCAAATGACAGATTTATTAGGATAGGTAATCAAAGTTTTAGATATACACAGCAGAACATTGAACGCCTAAAGGTTTTAAATGAAGTATCGAAAAAAACAGGCATCGCAGCGAAAGATTTAGGATTCGCCTTCGTTAATTCGTTGAGAGATACGGAGGACAGTTTGATTTCTGTGGAGACCAAGGAACAGGATTTTAACAAGGCTGTGGGCGATACAAGTGAAGATTTGGACTTCAACTCCCTCAAACTCCGCTATAACAAAATGTCTGTTGAGCAATTAGGTTCAACGATACGAGACTTCTTGCAAAATTACCAAGAAAATGACATAAACTTTCATATCAATGTTGATGATGCGCAAGTGCCTAAGTGGATGAAAAACTTGGGACTTTCATCAGATGATTATAAGAATAATGCCGCTTATTATGCTGCACTGTTGAAAGAAATGCAGGGAGCAAGAAAAAAGACAGGGAAGTCGCAGTATCGGAGGGTTGGTAAAGAAGTGATGTCAGAAGAAAGAGTTGCCAGAAGATTGTCTCAATATCAAAAGGCGGCAGAAAACAAGAAGTCGGAAGAGGATAAAGCGGCAGCTGAAAAAGAAGAGAAAGAAAAAGAGGAAGCCAAGGCAGAGAGAAAGAGACAAGCCGAGCAAAGAAAAAGAGAGGCCGCACAACGAAAAATAGAAGAAAGGAAAAGAAGAATTAAGGAAGCGACAGATAATTATAAGTCATCAATAAAAGATGCTGTATCAGATTTGACAGCAGACAACGAGCAGCAGAATAACGACCTGGCAGATGATGGCGTGGAGAAGTCAATGCGTGACGCAGAATTAAAGTACGACAAGGCCGTGAAAGACGCGGACAGCAAGATTGAGAATGTGGCCAAGAGCTTGCACGCATTGAACAAGGCTAAAGGAAGTGTTGCGAAAAGCGTCGAACAACTGAAGAAAGAGATATTAGCATCTGGTGAGAGTAGCAGCGAATATGGTGCTTTAATAAAGGCATATAACGGTGCATTGGCTTTAGCAGGCAAGACATTGCAGAAGTCACAAAAAGAGATAGTAGACGGGCTTAGAGAAACTTATGATAAGGACAATAAAGACCGCAGCGAAAAGGTAAAGAAGCTGCGTGCTGATATTGCCGCATTGGAGAAGCTTGCATCTAAGGCGACATCACAAGCAGAGAAAGAAGAGCTTAATAAGTTGCACGACAACGCCCAAGCCCAACTTGACTGGGTGTCCCAATCCAAAGACGCATGGAATGACTATTACGAGAAGTACGGAACATTCTTGGAGAAACGCAAGGCGTTGGAGGAGAAGTTCTTGTATGAAACGACAGGTCTTGACCAAGACTCAGCGCAATACAAATTAAAGGTTAAAGATTTTAATGCGGCTAATAAGGCCCTTGAATTTGAGGAGGTAAAGAAGCAGCTGAATTGGGAGGACGTCTTTGGCGACCTTAGCAGTCTGAGCAAATCTGCCTTGGCAGAGCTACAAAGTCAGCTTGAAACACTAATCAAGAACGATAAAAATCTCTCAATAGAAAGCATTAAGGCCATCAACGAAGCAATAAATAAAGTCCGCGATGAACAGACAAAGAAAGGCTCACTTATAGGCGGATTATTTACTTCTGTACGAAATCTAAAAGAGAAATCGCAAGCAGCAAAGACAACACAGGCACAAGTTCAACGTGTTGGTGGTGGCAGCCTTTGGAAAAGATACCAAAATGCTTCAACAACAGAAGGAAAGGCCGAAATACGCGCTGAAAAGGTATACGACCCTGTAACTGGCGAGCTGAAAACTTTTGGCGATATGCTTGACAAGGCCGCAAAATCCACGAAAGACCTATCGGAAGCACAGAAGACAGCGCAATCCTCAATTAAGTCAGTCGGCAGCGGCTTCACTGCAATGGCGAATATGGGCAAGGACGTATCTAATATGCTCGAGAAGTTCGGTGTGACAATGCCCGAAGGTTTAGGAACCATGTTCGATGGGATTGGAGAGATAGGTTCAGCGTTTGATGGATTCGACTTGACGAAAATTGGGTCTTTTCTTGACATCGGAAATTACGTACACGCTATCACTGGCGTATTCAGTGGAATTGCAGACGTATTTTCGGGAATGTTTAAGATGATATTTGGTAAAAGCGACTCACTTAAAGCCTATGAGAATGAAAGGGAACATTACGAGAAACTGTCGGGTATATGGAGTGACCTTATAGAAAAAAAGAAACAATACATAGAAATGAGCTTCGGAGATGGTGCAGAGAAAGCCATCAAAGAAGTAGAAGCATTATACAAGGCCGAAGAAAAGTCGCTACAAACACTTGCGACAAAGTATCTGCAAGTACGTAACACAGGTGCTCATAGCTACGGTTACCGCATAGACCGCGACCTTGGAACAAAGGGCTTGCAAGCAATGAGCCAAGCGGCAGGCGTGCAGATTAACAGCGTGTCTGACCTAACGAACCTCAGCTACGACCAACTTGTAGCAGCCAAAGGCGCAGACAATGGCGAATACTGGGCGAAGCTCCCCGTGGAAATGCAAGACTACTTGGACAAGTTAATTGAATGCAAGAAGGCTACGCAAGACTTCCAAGAGGACATGAAAGAGAAGTTTACAGGCATAAAGTTCGATGATATGTACTCAAACTTCATGTCAGTTCTCGAAGATATGAACAGCGGTGCAGACGATTTCGTTAATTCTGTAAAGGACAAGATGCGCAAAGCCCTCATAGACAACACTATGGGTAAAGCAGTCGAAGCGTGGACAAAGGATTATACAGAACGCTATCAGAAGCAAGTAGAGGCCGATGGAGGAACGCTGACCGAAGAGCATGCACGCCAGCTCAAGCAAGAGTTGGAAGAGGCTGCAAACAACTTTACAAATCAGCGAAACGACACGCTGAACAATGTCGGGCTTGGTGGTGAAGCGAGTGACGGGTCACAGACGAAAGGCTTTGCGGCAGCATCAGAGAGCAGTATTGAGGAACTTAGCGGCCGCGCATTGGCACAGACAGAAGCATTGTATCAGATACGTGATATTCAAAACGTAATACAATCCAGTGTGAAAAATATTGAGTATTCTATTGGCACTGTGCGTGATATTCAAGAAAACTCATATTTGGAGTTGGTTGAAATACGAAAGAATACTGGAGTGTCAAGCAAGGCTATATCCGGGGTCATGAATGAAGTAAGTAGAATACGCAAGAAAATAGAAAACCTATGATAACAGGGAAGCGGCACTTTGCCTCGGTGTCGCTTTCCTGCAACAACTGCATAAGTAATAAATTAAAATTGAAATACAATATCATATAAGCATATAAATACGAAATTTGCCAATATGACCGAACTGCTTATAAACAATAAAGACGCATTTGAAAGTTATCGCGTTAAAATGGGTAATGGGTTTGTTGACGCGATAGATGCGCCTGCCGACTATAAGGATTATGTGTCTAATGAGTCAAGGTTGGAAAATGGCAAGCGGTGCATAATCAAGGATAGGAAAATAAAGGAACGTGAGGTTACATTGCCATTCGTTATAATAGCAAGCACAAGGGCTGAAACGAATGAGCGCAAGAATGAACTTCTAAATGATATCCGTGACGGTTGTACGATTTCGATACCTATTGTGAATAATTATACTTACAAATTGGTGCCTGTCAGCTATTCTTCCTATCACGTGAACATGAAAGGTAATTTGTGTTCCCTTAAAATCAAGTTCCTTGAACCGAACCCGACAGACCGATAAAACTGCACTCTGAATGACATTACCAATATACAGCCCAAAGGGAGAGCTAATATACGAGATGCCCAATATCTTCGTTGGGTGTATCGAACGCAAAGAGCTGATGAAGGAAGATTACGTGGAACTGCATTTCAACCTCGCAGAACCCGTATTCTTCCCCATTGGCTCGTATTGCACGTGGCATGACAAGGTGTATCAAGTCACAGAGATACAATCACCGACATACGACAGCAACACGGGCGGTTATAAGTATGAGCTGAAACTCGAAGCATACTACTTCGCGTGGAAGAACCGAATGTACAAGTACAAGTCGAAGTACAACAACACACTGGAGGCGTCATTCAACCTCACGGCCAACCTCGAAGAACAAGTCAAAACCCTTGTGCGCTGCCTTAACGGTGTGGAGGGCATGCGCTATAATGGTACGGACGAATACGATTTTAACGTGCCTAAAGATGACGATGATTTGAAAAAGGTCAAAACGCAATCATACTCGTCAATCAACTACATTGATGCGCTGGCACAGATAGCAGAGGCTTGGGACACTGAATGGTGGGTAATAGAAAACGTGATACACTTCGGCAAATGTCAGGACGCAGAGGGAACGAATGTGGACTTTATCCTTGGCAAGAATGTCGAAAGCATGGACGGGTCTAAGAGCGAAACAGACTACGCAACGCGTGTGTATGCCTTTGGCTCTTCAAACAATCTGCCTGCAAACTGGGATAAAGGTAATGTAGAGCTTACCGTCACGGGGCTGAAAGAAACAACAGACAGCTGGTATTTCAGCTCCGAATATCCTTTCTACTCCGAGTATTTTGACAAGGTCTCACAGATAAAGGTAGAGAAGCCAGCTGTGAATGATTTTGGCACAATATCAATCGATAAGAAAACATTTTATTATTCTGATAAATACTTGGTAGGTGCTGCCAGTGGTGCTAAAACGGAGTACATCAGTATTACAGCGAAGAACGCTGTTAAGTTAAGAGAAGGGTCTCATGAAGAACAGAAATCTGGAATCGGGTTGCTTCTATCATGGAGTACAGTCGGACCAATAGATAGTCAATGGTATATAAGTGGGCGAATATACGCGATTGTTCGTTGTGTTGACAGCGGAAAGGGTAGTGCTGTTAAAATTGGCGGAAAAGAATATGAACGTGTCTTGGCGTATAAGGAGTATTCACTCAACTTGAACGAATATGGCTCAGGCTCAGGTCAGCAATACAACTTGTATCAGTTCTGTATCCCGTCTGTAAAATTAACCGAAGAAACTTCTGTTACGATTGAATATCTTTTAGTTTTAGAACTTTCAGCCCGTGGGGTAGAAGGGAAGTTGTCCATATCAGATGAAAAAGCGAGCCTTGGCTTTGCTACAACGAAAGACGATTCATACACGCAAGCGGAATGCAAGATAACATTCACAGAAGCAAACAAGGAAGCAAAAGCTATATGGTACAACACCACACAATACATCGAACCATCGCTTGACGTACATACGAGTATGTTCAAGATAGCAAAGAGCGCAATCACGCTAAAAGGAGGAGAGAAATTCAAACTTGACAACCTTGTAACAGCGAAACTCCCGACACACTTCTTTCCTGCAAACAAGCAAGACGCAGAAGTAATCAAGGCTCTCGCAGATACGCGACTAACACTGCCATCGCCTGGATATATAGACACACAAGAGGCCAAGGACGGAGAGATTGTTGAAAAAGTGCTTGTATTCGATGACATCTACCCTCGCACTAAATCAAAAATAACAGAAGTGCGCGACAAATTGCAAAATGTGGTGGACGAGAACAAGCAGCCAACAGGCGAGAAATACACCGAATATTACATCAAGACGAACTCGTTTGTCTTTGATATTAAATGGCAGCTCCCAACAGGCAACAATATGCAAGTCATCTTCCAGTCTGGCCCACTCGCAGGACTGACCTTTGATGTGCAGTTCAACAGCTCCGAAACGCCCACAGAACCAACCATTGACCATCAATTTTTTCGCATTCTGAGAAAACAGTTCGATGGCGGTCTTTACCTCCCGAACAAGTCAATGCACCCAAAGGAGGGAAACGAATTTATCCTGACTGGTTGGGACAGCTCGCGAATTGCAGACCTTGGACTAATAAAAAATGCTCGCGAAGAACTTGCAGAGGAAACTAAGAAGCAAATCAAGAAAATGATGATTGACCCGAATACCTACGAATGTACCTTGTTCTCGGATATAGCGTATGGTGTGAGGGAGAAAACAAACATTACCGATGATAGCGGCAACACACTCGTTGACGATTACGGCAATGAGATAGTGCAAGATTATAGCGGCAGCGACCTTGACGCGAAAAACGCATGGGACTTCGACCTCGGCAGACGAGTGACAATGTATAACGCTGCACTATTCCGCAGCGGAAAGCGCGAAAGCCGCGTTATGGGCTACGAAAAGAAGATGGACATACCTTATGATAGCCCTACATACATCATCGGAGAAAAGGCCACCTATTCCAAGTTCAAGGACTTGGAGAAACAGATAAATAACGAAGTGAGCCTTAATATTGGCGGCAGCACACTCGTAAGCGAAGGCACATCAGGCGGAGCATCAGTCTATATCATCAAGACAAACGACACAACGAAAGAAACAGATGATAACGTGTATTCTGCTCTCCGTATGAAGAACACCTTTCTGCACAGCCGCGATGATGACAACGCACAAGGGCTGATAACATTCGAGGCTGGTGCAATGTTCGCAAGCGGTTACAGCGGAAATGACACTGCCGCAGATGGTATAATAGAATATTTTGAATAGATATGGCAAGATTACTTAGCACATGGTTTAACGGGTTTGTAGGGAGCGCGAGAAGCACAGGAAATAAGGTGCTTAACGCTTTCGGCAAGGTGGTGTGCGAGATGCAAGAATACTTTGCTTCGGACTTCATGGGCCATGGGTGGAAGATATTCAACAGCGGCTCGGAAGAAAGCCCCGAATATACGCTTGAAATAGACAATGTAAAGGTGCGAAAAGCCTTTATTGCGCATGAGCTGATAATAGACCAAGTTCGTGCGATATGCGGCTCACTCGGCATCAGCCAGGCGTGCGGCAAGGTGAAGGAAGTGAGTCTGCGTACCGATGAACACGGGAACCAATATTACCTCATTAAGCTTGAAGGCGAAGCCACTCACGGATATGGCGGCTTTGTGAAGAACGACCTTATACGCTGCCAGCGCGTGGAGGTAGGTTCTGACGGCGTGACCAAAGGCATAAAGGGCTATTGGGTTAAGATTGAGAGCGCAAACATGAAGGAGGGTTGGTTTACCGTCATGGCAAGCGAGTTTGTGGGCGAAATCAAGCAGGAAGAAGAATCTGAATTTGTGGAGAGCAACGATGTGCCGATGAACTTGCCTGCCGCTGGTGACGAGATTGTGCAGTATGGAAATACGACCGTCACGAGCCGACAGAATGCGATATACCTACATGCTACCGGAAACGGCGTGCCGACTATTGACTTGCTTAATGGCGTAAACTCCAAGTCGTTTTCGGGCAAGATAGTTGCAAGTTTAGGCCGTATGCCTAATGGTGGTGGATTTGGTTTGTATTTGCAGAATGGTACAATAATATCACTTAATAGCAAGAGCGGAGAATATAATTACCATTTTAACGAGAACGGCAGTTTTAGCCTTGGGCAAGGAGCTATAAAGTACGACCCTGCGACAGGTGTTGTGACGATAGGCAGTGATGTGGTTATAAAGTGGGGCGCGAACAGTAAGAGCAATGTGACCTATCAGATAGGCAGCAGCGGAGTTAATGCGCCAACGGGGACATGGTTAAACAGCGTGCCGCCATCGGAAGTGGGCAAATACCTGTGGACGCGCACGAAATGGCCCGATGACACGTATTCTTACAGCGTGAGCTATATGGCCAAAGACGGCACGCCCGGGAAAGATGGTGAGCCTGGAAAAGATGGTGCGGACGGGCAGGATATGCGTCCCAACTTGCTTGACTATACCGAGTTTAAGCAAGAAACGTTTGACAATGTGCCAAATCCAGACAAGTATTTTGCTTTGAAAGGTACGAGGGCCGATGGCTTGAACGGACATGGGGCGGTGCAGATTGAAACTGCATTCAAAATAAATGGAGATTTGCCGACTCCTGACTCGTATGTTGATTTTTTTCAGCAAAATGTCAAGAGCAAAATCGCGCCATCAACTTGGTACACGCTTTCTTTTTATCTGAATGGTCGTGGAGTTGCAAATCCAGTATACACCTACCTATGGACATGGGCCACCGATGGCCTTACTATGGTTGATACCACAGAAAAAATGATTGTGGACGGAAAGGAACAAGACACCCCCAAAGATGGTGCTGTTAAATTCCAGCCAACACGAGCATGGGTGCGCCACATTGTCACATTCAAGACGGCAGCCAAATTGCCAGATACTTGCCTTTGCCTGTTCCGTGTTATCTCAAAGCAAGTTCCGCAAAACTTTCCGTTTGTTCCGTGTGCTTACGTTACAGAGCCGAAAATTGAAGTTGGCAAGGCTGCAAGTGCATGGACGAGGAGCGATAACGACATTGCAGATATTGCGATAGACAAGGTGTCATGGGTGCGTCAGTGGGACGGACAGACCACCGAACTTGGTGCGGATTATGTGGCCGCGAAAAATGCCGCATTCGGCACGAAAGACGCTGACGGAAAGTTTACGGGCATCGCCATGAGTGGTGAGGGCTTCGACTTTGGCGGCAAGGACACGAATGTAGTTGGGCTGTATGGCGTATATAAAGACGAATGCCGCGTGATAATTGACCCGAAGAACGAGAAGTATTGGTTTCGTGGGAATATTCTCTGCGAGAGTGGGCAAGTAAACGGACTGCTTGTGGGTTCGTATCTGAAAGGGCTAACACAAGTAACGAATGAAAATGAATGGAAGAAAGTCTTTATCGCGAAGGATGAGGACAATAAGGGCAATAGGTGGAAGCCTGATTTTTACAATATCAATCCGATACTCTTAATCTCGTATATTCCGAATAGCAACCCTACCATTTATCTTCCTCCGAATGGCAATAAACCAAGCGACTATGCAGAGAGTTTGGCATTCCTTGGCTACAAGTTTTACTTGATAAACAGATTGGGAAGTCTGAATACAAACCAAATATCTGTTCGTGGCATTGGTTCGAATATAAAGGTGTATGGGAATGATATACTACAACAGACATACAAACTCGGAGGAGGAAAGGCTGTGGTTCTGACAGGTTCAATCGGCAGCGATGGCAGCTTTTTTTGGCTCGCTGAAAATGGGAGCGCGAGCAGCGACCTTGGCAGCGACAGTATAGATAAGCCTTCATTTACCATTAAGGATAACACGAATATTGGAAAGCTGACATGGACAAAAGTGCCACTAACGCCTAACCCTGGCGGTGGAATATTAAAACCCTAAACGATATGGCAACAGTAAAATTAAAAGACGTACTAAAATCGCTACCGCAGGACACGAACTTGACGGGCAGCGAGATGGTCGTGATAAACGATAACGGGGAGAATAAATACATACCCTATTCAACGATAAGGAACGGACTTGTCAATGCCGCAGAGCGCAAAACATTGGCCAATACCGCAGAGTGGCTCATCGCGCACGATAATGTGACGACCATTGATGCGCTGAACCAAGAACTTGACGCATTTGGTGCGGAAACTGCACAAGGTTTGCACCGCATGAAGTGTTTTGGTATTCCGCTGTTCGTGACATTCGCGAACCTGAATGTGGGTGACAGTGTGTTCATGCAGACGATACAAGGCAGCATCACGTTCAACTCGGCAAAGACGAGCATTGCGTCAATCAACACAGTTGGCAACTTGGCTATTGCGGTGCGTTACTATCAAGGCGGCAAGTGGGGCGCGTGGAGCACACCTCTTACGCCACCAACTAAGCAGAGCGGAGCTTCGGGCAAGTCAACGAATTACGTGTACTCGAAAGGTGATAGTGATAATCCTCTCACTGTGTTGAGTAGCAAGATTTGGACTTATACACACTCCGACCGCAACTTGTTCTTACGGTTCAAGCACTGGGGCGCAGCCAACGACACCGAAAAAACCGACTACAGCCAGGTATTGTTATGCCATTTGGTAAACCGTAACCAAGACGGACTGATGGATAAGTATGTGTTTGCTCGCGTTCTAAACAATAATCTTGAAGAAGGTCAGAGTACTACGGACAAGGTGATTGTTAACTACACCAATTTTGCTGATAGTGGAAACAAGCAACTTGTACTCACTAAAGCCACAACAGCTAAAGCAGGTGTGATGACAGCTACTGACAAGACTTTGCTAAGTGGGCTTGGCGGCTATCTGCACCCAGTGACAGACAATCTTACCACGCTTGATGCGCTCAATACCAAGCTCAACGGCATGGGAGCGAGTACGGAGCAAGGCACGCATTATATCAAGTGTTTTGGCATTCCACTCACGGTGACTATGTCGGTGCTTAATGTTGATAAGAAGGTGGTCATGCAGACTATAACGGGTTCAATCACATTGAACACTGACAGCACAGCTCTTGCATCAATCAACGGCACGGGAAACTACACTACCGCAGTGCGCTATTATCAGAATAACAAATGGGGCAAATGGAGTATGCCACTCAATCCACCAACTGCACAGACTGGCGCGTCAGGCACAAAGACAAGTTACATTTACTCCGCTGGTTCGGACCAAGACACAAAGACACTCGTAACCTCTAAATTTTGGATTTATCAGCACAACGACCGCAATCAGTTTTTGCGATTCAAGCATTGGGGTGCGAACAATGACACGACAGAGGAGAATTACAGCCAGGTTATGCTGCCAAATGCCTGGACTGGCGGCAATGGGCTGTTGCGCTACGACATATATTCACGCCTTGACGCTTTTGAACTGCGTGAGCAGAACTCCACCGCCACCGAGGTAAAGATAATCACCCCGATTTTCACGACTGGCGGCACGAAAGAATTAAGCATTTCGGCTGCCACAACTGCAAAAGCTGGTGTAATGACGGCAGCGGACAAAGAACTGTTGAATAAGATAAAAGCAAAACTCGGACTATAATGAACAGACTGCAAGAAATTAGGATTGAGTGCGTAAAGATAGCGGCTTCGCGCAACGATATAAAGTCAGACGAGATAGTTGAATTGGCGAGAGAGATAGAAGCCTATATAAGGAGAAAGGAGGGTGAATGCTGAGAACGGTAAGCACAAGCGGAGGAAGTCCTGTACTGGTGACAAGCGGAGCGATGCTTGCAGGCACTTTTTACGAAGAATTGCTGCAAGTGTTGTTCGACCTGAGGTGGCTCGTGCTTTTTATTATCGTACTTGTCTTTACCGACTTTTGGAGCGGCCTTACAGCGAGTGTAAAGGTGCGTAAGGAAGATTTCAGACTCTCGCGCGCATTGCGCAGAACGATTGTGAAGTTCCTTGAATACATCAACTTTATCATCTTCGGGCTACTACTCTCTAAAGGCATTTTAGAGCCATTCGGCATAGGCAACAGCGTGATAGGCGGAGCAATAGGCGGTGCGGTAGCATTGCTGATAGAGTTCGACAGCATTTATGGTCATGTGTGCGACATTCACGGCATCAAGAAGCGTTTCTCTATTAAGCGGTTGTTCGTGGCTTACATCAAGAAGAAAGATGCTGACATAGGAGATGTGATTGAACAAGAATTGAAATAAAAATTGGCGCGTTTCACAACGCACCAACCCCTCAACATAACCATGTCAAAACAAAAATATTAACACCTACAAAGATAGGAAAAATAAATTATGACGTATGGAAAATTGGAAAGAATTAGCGGCATTTGTGCTGGAGCGCGAGGGCGGCTATTGCAACAGGAAGGCTGACAAGGGAGGGCCGACTAACAAGGGCGTGACATTGGCCACCTACCGCAGTGTGTATGGGCAGAGCAAGACGATTGAGGACTTGAAACGCATTACTGATGCGGAGTGGGAGTACATTTTTAAGAAATTCTACTGGGACAAGTGCAAGGCTGACTACATACAGGACAAGAGTGTGGCCTTTATTCTTGTGGACTGGGCCTATAACAGCGGAGTCAAGAAGGCCGTGACGCACTTGCAGCGGATTGTTAAAACGACTGCCGATGGCATCATGGGCAAGCAGACCTTGCAGGCGGTAAATACGCGTAGTCCGCTGCCGTTGTTTGGCGCGTTGAAGCAGGACAGGATAGCTTTTTATAAGGCTATTGTTGCCAAAAATCCGAGCCAGAAGGTGAATTTGAATGGCTGGCTAAATAGGGTGAACCATTTCGCGTATGGCAAGTTCGTATAATACGAAACTGCCACACAAGTTTCCCCGTGCGGCAGTTAAGTGTTCTAATAATACTTTTTTTATGGTCACTGCAAAGGTAACAAATATAACCAAAAATATGCGTAGAGTTAGTGGTTTTTTTATCGTGATTATCTGTGCAGTCGTCTTGCACAGCAGTTGCGCGCGAAAGGTGGTGCAGAGCATGGAGCGCACGCACGACACGCTGATAGTGTATAAGACCGACAGTGTGATGGTGCGCGATACGATTGTGACAGTTTCCAATTTGGAAACAGTGGACAGCGTGGCCGACCGCATGACTACCTATGTGGTAGTGGACACGGCTGGCAAGGTGCTTACGAAGTATGTGTATCGCGACAGAAGCGTTTATCACAACAAGGACGCTCTTAGTGCGAGCAGTCATGTGTCATGCCGCACACACCGCACGAACAGCACAAGCCACAAGGCTACGGTGCGTGATGCTGTTACAAAGGTTGAGAAGCCCCCTGCAAGGTGGAGGGTTCGGGCCGTTGGCGGTCTGTTTATATTAGTAATATGCGTGTTGTTATATTACAGTATATATAGTAAGTATAAGTGATTTTGTTGGGTTGTTTGTTGGGCAAGCATGGGCGCATGGTGATGTGTTCCGTGCTTGCCTTTGTGCTTATTTATTTACAACGAAATTACTTATGAACAATGGAACAATTACAACAGATTTTTGACAGTGCAGTTGAAGCCGTGATGCAAGCCAGCGGCCTTGACTTTGATGCGCTTGCTAATTGTCGCTCGGAGCGGTGTGTGGTTGCGCGTGTGGTGCTTGTTGACGTGCTGATTGAGCTTGGTATGAGCGAGGGGGATATTGCATTCCTTAGCGGCATGAGTCAGCAGAGGGTTAATTCGCTTAAGAATAGTGCGAGGTACAGGCTAAAGGGACTGGCTGCACGGGTGATGAGGGAGGAGGTGAGGAAATCCGCTTCCTTGCCAATAGCGGAAAATAATCGGTGATAATATTGCTATATCGCATGGATATTTGTATTTTTGCAGAAAATAATAGGCTATGAGCGATTTATACAAAGAGTATATGAAGGGGGTGTTTGTGCCACCTGTTGAAGCAACAGATGACATATCCTGCCTGTCAATAGAGGAGTTGTTCCTTCGTAAGCAAGAAAGGGTCGGGCTAAGCAAAACCAAAATAGCGAAGATGCTTGACATGGACGTTGCGACCCTTGATAAAATAATAAAGGGCAATTATACTGGTGCAAGCGTTCTGAATACATTGAAGGTTGCTATATTTATCGGCGTTTCGATGAACGATTTCCTTAACGCAAATGCTGATACGCTTCAGTCAAAAGATGTTAGTGAAATTTGCCATGTACGTGATACGGCAGTCCTTTGCGAATATTTCAGCATAGACACACTTAATAAGATAGGGTTCTTTACTGATAATAATTATGTGCAAAGGATAAACGATTTCTTTGGCTTCAAGCAAATCAAGGAATATGCAGATATCGTTTCAGCTCTGACGAAAGCATACAGTATGACAAGAAGGAGTTACGACCAAAAGATGCGTGACTTCTGGACAATTTCTGCTTACGCTCAATTTAAGAATATTGACAACCCTAATATGTACGACAGGGATAGGCTTATGGATATAATGCCGAAGATTCGTCCTTGTTCGCAAGACGTAGAAACAGGGCTGTATCACGTGGCTCGTGCCCTTTATTCTGTTGGTGTGACGATGATTTACCAACCATCATTACCCAAAATGCAAGTACGTGGCGCAACAATGGAGTATAATGGAAAGCCATGTATTGTTATATCAGACTTGAACAAACGCTATCCGACATTATGGTTTTCTCTATTCCATGAGCTATACCATGTTTTGTTTGATTTTGATGACATTGTGCTCAACAAAGTGCATTTGAGTTCTGACGAAGGTGATTTATTTCTGACAGATGAAAATGCGGCAGATAAATTTGCTCGCGACTTTATTCTTTCGCCAACAAAATTGCAATTTATAAAGCCTTATGTTCACGCACCTCTGATGATAAAAAAGTATGCTCAGAAATGGGGCGTCCATTCCTCGCTAATTTATGCGCTTATTGCTTATGATACAAACAACTGGGCAGAATACAGTGCTCTAATACCGAGGTCGGAAAAAGCTACGGAAAGAGTAAATACAAATCCGTTCGAGGTCGAAACGATAAGAGAAGTGGCTGAAACGTATAAACAAAAATTGAATATATGACAAATAAGACCAAAGTTCTATCAGAAGAAAAAAAATCAAGAGAAGTTGAGGAGCTGTTGTTTAATGCCGACAAGGCAAAGACTGACGGTTTGTTCATTGATAAGGATAACGATAATGTTGTCCTTAAAGATGAATTACAGAAACTGATTGAGTTGCCGACTGACAATCCAGATGAGAAATATGAATTATATTATAAAGTCATAGAGAAAACACTCCGCGAGAAGTTGCCAAAAGGTGATGAATACAAGGAAGGAAATGCTATGTTACGCGAAGAGAAAAATACATTTCTTACAGGACACAGGAAAGGGCGTGACGGCATACGTGGTGCTGACAGTAGGCAAGCATTTCTACCTGCAATGCAGGAATTTATCCAAATTTTGCATGATTGGCTTAAACGCGATGGTAGTACGTTTGACCTTTACCAAACATTACTCGAAGAGAATATTAAGAGAGGATATAAAGGACCAGAAGATGTGAAATGATTATGAATGAATAAAGGCCACCTGAATGGGGTGGCCTTTAGCTTCTTGATTGGTTCGGTTACCTAATAGGTAAAGCTTTTGTTCCCTTAAGATTGTAGCAACCAGTGTCATGCTTATATCTCCATATCACCACATCTTCTGACAAGGATTTTTCTTTCGCCATCTTTTTAAGATGAGGGACGATGGAAGCAAAGCCTCGTGGCATTTCGCTTCTGCTGATTTCTTTCCATATATTAGGCGGTATCAAAGCATCAGCAGCAAATTTATTCGCTTCGCTCTCTAAGTCTGTATTTTTATTGACATCAGAAGATATAAACCCTGAATGCTCTCCTTTCCTTAAATGTAATGATATGTGCCCAAGTTCGTGCAATACATTAAAGACAAGGCGGCTCATATCATTGTATCTGTTTGTTGTCACGATAGATGGATATTCGTTTTTCCAAAATGAGAAAGCATCAACAGGAACACGTTCTATCTTTTTGACAACCGAATATGAGATACCCAAGTCGCTAAGGATAGACTGCATCTTTGTTTGGGTTAATGTGCCTTTATTCATCTCAGATGAGATATAACCAGCTGCTTTATCTGCATTTCCTTCTTTATAATGGCTTTGAGGAGCATTATTGTTAGCTGATACGTATGCGAGTAACAACCACGTATTTAAGTTCTTTTCGTCTGTCGTGAGTTTTTCGCTTTTCTTAAAAGCACCATTAGGAATAAGAGCAGGAATCTGTATTGGCTCTACGTGAAAGGCTTTCCTAAGCATATCCAATTTGTCTTGTACGAAAATAGACGCACGAATGCTTAGTTGCGAATACAGATAAGGAAGATTTAATACGTTGTGCAGGCTTGTTTCAACTGTTATTGCAGAACGTTCTTCTTCCTCTCTTTGTGCTATTGCAGCACAATCTTTGTCATATTGCAACTGCAAGCTTAGCCAATAATCTGCTGGAATACCAAGAGCTTGTTCAAGTTTTCTTGCTATGTCAACAGATATAGACGTGCCACCTCTAAGCAATCTGCTAAGATTGGCCTGCTGAATGTTCATGCGCGTGGCGAGTTCCTTTTTACTCATTCCACGCGCTTTCAACTCATCCTTTACTAATTCAACTGGATGTGTTGCTTCAAACGGAGTAATGTTATTTGTCGCCATAATGTTCGCTTATTTCGATTAGTTCTATTGTTATACCTAACTCGTTTTCTGTAAAGATTAGTCTGTATTTGCTACTGTAACCAATTCTTACACTACTAAAGCCAGATTTGTCGTACTTCATTTTCTCGTAATGTAGTGTGTGAATACTTTTCAAGGTTTCAGTGTCTTTAGCCGCTCTTAAAGCATTAAAGACCTTCTGCAAATCTTTCTTTAGTTTCCCAGCACTCTTATACTTTTTATATTTCCCATGAAAGTTGGAATATAGTACAGCATCTTCTATTTCCTCATCGGTAAATAATATCTCCATGTTGTATGTTTTATGGTGCAAAGATACAAAGAATTTATCAAATATGATAATAATTGCCGAAATAAAGCAGCGAAAAAAATGTATTAAAGACACAAACAACTAACAAGCAACAAACAAAACTCACAAGCAACTCACAAGCAACTTGTCACCACCTTTGCGCTATCGGGGGATATTCCCCGACCGACTTAATACATTCATAATTATGGACAATGTAGAGAAAGTAATCTGTTGCGACAGAGGTAATGATGCGCTTGCTTACGCGGCAATGGCTAACAACAAGGGGAATGACCCGATGGCCTTGGCAGCCATGATGAATGGTGGCCTTGGAGGTGCAAACCAATGGCTTAACAATCCGTTCTTGTATCTTATTTTCCTTGCCATGTTTGGCGGCAATGGCTTCGGGTTTGGCAACAACCGCAATGGTCTGCAAGATGCCGAGATACAAGGTCAAATTCAGTCGCTGCGCTCGCAGATGGCTGACAACCACAACTCCGACCTGCTGATGCAGGCAATCAAGGGCAATAACGATGCCTTGACCACACTGGGTGCAAACCTTAATTGCGACTTCAACCAGTTGCAGCAAGGAGTGTGTGCAGTTCGTTCCGCTATTGACCAAGTTGGTGGCAAGGTAGGTTTCTCGGCCGAGCGCGTAATCAACGCAGCGGAGAGAGGTGATGCGGCAGTTATCCAGGCAATTCAGAATTGTTGCTGCAACACGCAGAATAGCATCACCAAGATGGGCTACGAGAACCAGCTCGCAATACAAGGACAGACCAACTCCTTGCAGCAGAGCCTCAACTTCGTCAACTCATCGGTGGAGCGCGGATTTAGCTCTGTTGGCTATCAGATGTCGCAGGACAAGTGCGATGTGATACGTGCTGGGCAGGACAACACGCAGCGCATAATTGATGCCTTGAACAACCATTGGTATGCCGACATAGACCGCAAGTATCAAGACGCGAGATTGGAGCTGTCGCAGCAGAACCAGACTGCCGCACTGATTGCAGCCCTTAGCAAGACTACAACTGCAACGACATGAGGAGGTGTTTCCAAAACGGAAATAGCCACTGATGACCATATTGCTGACGCCAACGAAAAGGTGGACAATAGCTTTTTCGTGAGGTCGCGGAAAAGGTCGAAAGAGAAGTAATAACAAGCACGTGGGGAGGTGATTGCCCCACGTGCAATTAACAATCAAGGCGTTCTTTGACTTTGTGGGGATTGTTTTTATTGTGTATCTTTGCAAGCAAAACATCACAACATGAAACTGCATCTAAAAGGAGTATTCAGACGGAAAGTAACGGAGGATTTTGACTATCCAGTATATATTGGTAGCGGAAATGACTCTAAGAATATCCGTAAAGACTTTGAACGTGTTCTTAAGTTAATCAAACAAGACAATTAGCGGCAATCCCCACAAAATCGGAGGTTGCCGCTAATTATTTTATCATGCTATTCAAAGACGTAAAAATAGGCTACCCGATTTACTTTCTTGACAAGGAGGGCGCAAGATATTATCAAGGCAAGGCCGTGAGTGTTGCAGTTCCGCGCTACGACAATAACCAAGCCAAGGCTTTCGGCGCGCAGCCTACGGGCCTTGTGGTAGACATAACCATTGAGGCAGATGGTGCGACCAAGACCTACACAATCCCCGAAACTGCAACAATAACGTATGCAGGGCATCTTGTGCTGTCAACAGATAAGGACGGTATACTAAGAGAGGTCGAAGCACTAAAGGCTGCAAGCGAGGAGGCACTGTCACAGGTTGAGCGACACAAGCAAGCGGTGACAAATTGTAACCAGTTGTTGGAGGAGCTTAATCCAGCCTTTGCGGAGAAGCGTGCGCAAGACAAGCGGATTGAGGGCATTGAAAACGAGGTGAAGAGCCTTGGTGCTGTACTTCGCGATTTTATCAACGAATTTAAGAAATGATGATTATGGGAAGATTATATATGGTATTTTGCAAGGGTGGTGGCAAGTGCAAGCACTTTGACAAGGAAAGTGCAGAGAAAGCTGTCAGCCGCATATACTACACCACCAAAGACGGTACAGAACATCACGGGCCGCACTGGAGCATGGAGCAGGTGCTTGAAGCCACGAAAGGGTTGCAGTTTAAGCCTTGTGTAACGGACTACGACAAGTATGTTGCGTTTAATGCGGCTTATGCCGACTTGTGCAAGACGTTGACGCCAGACTTGATTATAGAGACGGGTCATGCGTTTTTCTTCGAGGACGAAGATGCGCCCTGCAACAAGATATGGCGGTACATGGAGAGTTTTGAATAAACAAAAAAAAGCGTGACGTTCTGTCACGCTTTTGTTATAATCCGAGCCTCTTTACGAGGTATGTTCCTACTGCAAGGTTCTCTTCTTTTGCTGCTGCCTTAATTTCGTCTAAGGCATCTTTCGGTATGCTGCAATAGAGTATGGCATCACCGACTTTTTTACGGCCTGCGTTTGGGCGTTTGCCGCCCCATGTATTATTTTTCATAGATTATTCATATTTTATTTATGTCGTTGTAATCGAACAAGCCGCCATTCTTTGGTAGCTCGTCAAGTAGAACGCCTTTCAGGTCTTTGACGTGATATTCTTTACACAGTAGCTCTTCTTGATATGAACCGAGTGCCCAGTAAAACCTTTCTCCCGTTGTTATATTGACCATCTCCATCACTACGTGAGGGTAGCGGTCAATCGTCCTTATTATTTTGTACATGTGCTGATTTTTTAATCAAATCATACAACTTGTTGAAATTATGCTTATATTTGCATCGTCAACCCTTGATAGGGTTGTGGATTGAAACGCTCTAATGAGCATAATTTCTACTATTGTAGATAAAAGAGTCGAGAGTAAATCTCGTGGTAAGCCCCACCCGTGAAGGTGGGGCTTTTTATTATCCTCTTACATCGTACTCATTTATTGAGTAAACACGGTCCTCTGCAGGAATGGTAAAACCTATCAGGTCGTTTATGCACTCGTTGTAATGTGCGTATATGTCGCATCCGAGTACTACCGTTTCGGCAGTTGGTGTAAACTCTTCTTCTCCGTCATAGCCGCGAAGTGTTTGCGTTACGCTATCAGCTTTGATAGCATTAAAAGCGGCCTCTTTAGATGTAAAAACACCTTGGATGAATGTAATTTTTTTTTCAATATATATACTTTGTCCATTTTCAATGACTTAATCGTGATGTCGAGGGCTGTGGTTAATTGTTATAATAGATGATGGGTGCGAACCACCTTATTCATTGTCTAATTTGTATTGGTCTTCGAGTGTTGAGTCAAGCGACCAATCTTCCTTTGGGTAGTGTGCTTCGCCAGCACCCGTGCCGAAGTCTATGTGATAGTAGGCTTCATCTTCTACAACGTGTACATTGTAGTTCTTGTAGTCTACATTATACTCCTTAGCGTACTCTTGAAGATAAGCTTCGAAGAATGCTTCTGCGGTATCCTCATCTTCATTTAGTTCTTCGCAAGCTGAATTATTAAAGATTATCTCTTCGTCTCTAACGAGGCGATAATATCCACTGATTGTTTTTTCAACTTCGTATCCTAATTTGGTGATAATACTTTCGTTAGTCATGATAATGCTCTTGCCGTGATGAGCGTAGAGCTGATTTTGTTTTGTTTCAGAGGTAAGTGCGAGCACAAATTTTATCGTTTTTCGATGTGATAAACAACATGCTCTGTTGTGGGGTAAGGTGTCGTATCTGTACGCTCACCTTCAATAGTAACACTATTCTTGTAACGATAGTCAAAGAACTCTTCATTGAGCATATCTGCAACATGCTCTAATGCTATTTTTGCGGCCTTCATCGAAGGGTAAGAGCTATCTTTATACCAGCCCATATTTTTTGACTGGTGATTGTCATTGCTGTTTGTCTTAGTTACGTAAATACCGTATGCCATTTTTGTTTTGTTTTAGAGGTTACTACTTTGTTTCTTG